TTAATAAAAATAGGTACTGCCTTTACGCTTGGTATACTGTACCGGTATCTCTTGCACGTCCCCCCATTTAAAGTGCACTTCAGCAGGGGAGCCAGGGATAATTTTGTGTATTAGTAACTCAATAGATATTCGGCGCTTGTCTGCTGGTAAACTTAATAGTGCATCACCTGCAAGCGTTTCTAAAATATCATCATAATCACCATACTCTTTTTTTGTGGGAAGGGGCACTTTTTCTAATAAGAGATCGATTTCTTTTTGTCTGGATTCATATCTCTTCATAAGCGCACCAAATTGCTCTTCACTTAATTTACTGTTAAGGTAGTAATCATCAAATACTTTCTGTTTCGCGGCATCAAGTATTTGATATTCCTGCTGCAATTTTGCGAGAGAACTTTTTTTTGAATTGTTCTCGCTGTCCTCTTTGTCAGATAATGCTGACATAATTTGGTGCGAGGAAAAACGTTGCTTTGCTGTATCTGTTAGCAATTTAAGAACAGCCTGATCCAATGACTCTAAATCAAAACTTGGACAGGCGCACTTGCCGGTGCTGTTCTTTTTGCTGCAGATATACCGTCTAGTATCCAACCGGCTGCTGACGCGACGAGCATGCATTTTCGAACCGCACAATGGACAGCGTAGTATCGACGATAAAAGTTGTCTGTCATCATGTCCTCGCCAAACAGTTCCTTTAGCAAAACGTGTGTTTTGAATAAACTGAAAGTCAGACCATTCAATTAAATAATCACAGTCTTTGAGGGGATAATATTCACCTTCCCAATGCTGCATACCCGCATAAGTACTATTCGATAATACATACCTCACTCGGCGTACTGACCACTCAGCACCAGACACCATTTTAAAGCCTTGGTCATTCAACCAATTAGTAATAATAAAAGGTCCTTTACCATCTAAAGCCATTTTAAATATTTCACGAATGACAGTAGCAGCCGGCTCATCAACTATGAAACGATCGCCTTCTTTTTTCAATCCATAGGGAGGAGGTCCACCATTCCAACGTCCTTTTTCTGCGTTGGTTTTTTTGCTTTGCATAGTTATATCACTCAAATTGTCGCTATAGTATTCATTAAAATCTACAAGAATACCAGCAACGAGCCTTCCGGAAGGACTTCCAAAATCCAAAGATTCGGACGCAGAGCAAATATCAACATTTAATTTTGCTAAGGAACTATGGATGTATCCAAAATCCTGTTTTAACCTGGTAACTCTTGATAAATTATAAACCACAAATTTTTTTATACGATTTCCTGGAGTCTTTAATTTTGATAATGCTCCCATGATACCAGGACGCTTCGTATAGTTTATTCTAAAACCGGAGTAGTCTATGTCTTTGAAAACACCCACTAATTTAAATCCGTGATAGTCACAGTACTCTTGGATTTTTTTTAGCTGGGTTTGCTCAGATATATCCTCTTTGTCGCTTCTTTCATCACTTTGGCGAATATAGCCAATAGCCTCAATTACCTCATTCATTTATTTTCTCACCTCCTTTCAGGCAAGAGTACTCAGTATTTCCTTCTAACTTCAATCAACTGTCCGATTACAGATACTTCTTCTGATTTAATAATGTCCGGTTGAGATTTGCTATTAGAATAACTAATCACGCAAATATCGCCCTGGCATTTGATTCTACATAGAATAGCTTCCTGTCCGTTAATTGATACAACTGCAATAGAACTCGGATCAACTTGGTTTGTCCGTACTGCAATAGCAACATCACCGGTAGAAATAAAGTCACCGATCATCAAGTCATTATTTACTTTCAAAGCAAAAACTTCGCGATCCGCGGCAGCAGATTTATGTATGTATTCACATTCATTGATATTTGCCATAGAAGTATTGATCACTGGGACCTCGATCATATCCGGAGAGACAGCAGTATATTCTGCTCTAAGCTCGCGAAGCTGAGTAAGTCGCTCCATTTTTTCGCGGATCTCATAAGGAGATTTTTGAATAGCGGCAGCGATAAGAAGCTTTTCAGGGTCGCCGCCAGTAACTTTGGCTAAAGCTCGATTCATCTCGTCACTACCAGGATTACCAGTTTTGCCGTTCTGGAGCTGTGAGATGTACCCCTTACTCACCGAAATACCTTCTTCAGATAATTCCTCAGATATTTTGGAAAGGGATTTTCCCGATCCAGCTATGTATGAACGTAACAATGCAAAGTAATCCAAATAAGACACTCCTCTTTTTTAACTTCAATATATGTGTTGCTTCCTGTTTACATTCTACTAAACGTTTCAGTAAAAAGTCAACAATTATTGTTCGTTAAGTATTGACTGAAACGAATTTATCGTTTACTATTTACTTAACACTTCGTTTACTAATAGGTAAACGGGAAAGGAGGAACAAATGATTACTACCAATCAAAATGTAAGATATGCCAATGTATTGACTGATGCAATCAACAAAGCGGGCTACACCTATCAGCAAGTTTCAGACAAATGTAAGTCTTGCAAGGTGCCGGTTTCGAAATCTTATATCAGTAAGCTAGCATCTGGTATTCTGCCACCTGCTTCTGATGATGTAAATAGAGTATTGGTTGAAGTGCTCGGTCCTAAAAGCGGTCTAACCTACAAGGATATAACTATTGCAAAATACAAAGAAATTATCCCTGTAGAGATTTTAGAAATGCTGAAACGGGCTTGAGAGGGGGGCTAGGATGCGGTCAAAAGAACAGGTTATTGAAGAAATGAATAAACAGGGCGTTACTCCTGAAACGATTGAAAAGGAGATTGCAGCGTTAGAAGCTGAGATTTATTCATTTTTTATGAAAGGTGGTCTACAGCATGAAAACAGAACGCAAACTGGAACCCTATGAACAGCAATTTCTAATGCTGTTCTGTGAAGGTATACGGTTGGCTCATCAAAAAAGACAGCCTAAGGAAGCTACAAGGAAGAATAAAAATCAGACTGCCTAAAAGAGAGGGATTTATACATGACGCAAATGGTATATATCGAAAATGGCCGGACTGTAACAGACAGCTTGCAGGTAGCTCATTCGTTCGGTAAAAAGCATAACCGTGTGATGCAGGACATTCGTGAACTGGCATGTAGCCCAGAATTTAGAGAGCACAATTTCGTGCGCTCATCATATCAAACCGCACAACGCAAAAGTGCACCAAAGTACATCATCACTCAAGATGGATTTGCAATGCTGGCTATGGGATATACGGGTTCAACAGCTATGCGATTTAAAGAAATGTATATTGCAGAGTTTAATAGGATGGCTGGCAAACTGAATGGCAATCCCGCAAACCTACAGGCGATCCTGCAAGCAACCCAGAATTTACTCAGCAGCCAGACTGTTATTATTGATCGTATGAATGAGGTTGAAAACAAGGTGGATTCACAAATCACTTTGAATAGTGGGCAGCAGCGTGCACTGCAGCAAGCGGTCAACAAGAAGGTGTGCAGCATTGAACCAGTCAGCGAGGAACGGAGAGACTTGTTCAGACAAATTCATAAGGAAATCAAGGATCGCTGGCAGGTGCCGAGTTACAAGGATGTACTGAGGCAGGATCTTCAGGAAGTGCTGGATTATATCAAAGCATGGGTACCGGTCAGGAGGATTGAAGTATGACACCAGAACGGTTGAATCAACGGCAAGCGCTTCGTCAGAGATTGGTAAAACTGGAGAGAATGCAGGCGGAAGCAGACGTACAGTTCCCAGGCAATAATTTCTTTCAAGAAGCCATTACTGATCTATACACGGAACTGCGGACAAAAGAAAAAGGACCGCACGGGAATGCGGCCCTCAAGATCGTCGTGTTACTCAAATAGTTAATTGAATATTAACACGACGAATCAAATTTGAAAAGAGGGAACTCTATGAAATATATAGCAACCATTGTAATTGTAATCGTCATGCTGCTCAGTTCGGTAGCCATCTCTCAGTACGATCTAACTTATAACTATGACCCGGGAGCAGTTGGGCATGAACTGGACTCATAATCCTGTACCCAAACCGGGAAAACAAAAGCGATTTAAAAAGACAGCCAAAGAGCGCGGCCGGATCACAGCAGAAGTATACGCTGATGCTCTGGACCGCAGCGGCGGCTACTGTGAGCGATGCGGCAGTCCTCAGCATTTGGAATGTGCACATTTGATGCGACGTTGGAAGCTGCCTGAAACGACTGCAAACGATGTGGCCATGTTGTGTGGTCCTCAAGTCAATACTGGTACCTGTCATGACTGGATCGATCATACACGTGAAGGTCGGGAATGGGCGCTGCAGCTTCGAGAACAATTTTGGCAACAGGAAAGAGAAAGGATGATTACAGATGGCTGAGAAACGGATGCTGAGCAAGGTGATATCCGTTTCGGAAAAGGTGAATATGCTACCGGATATTTTCAGTATGCTGTTGTTCACCTGGATGATTCCGCATGCGGATGATTATGGCAGACTGCCGGGATCGCCAGCAAAAGTAAAAGCGTTAGTGGTTCCGATGTTGGACAAATCACTTCGCGATGTAGAGCAGGCAATACGGCAGCTGGAAGAACAAGGTGTTATCGTCTGGTATGAAACAGATGGAGATAAAGTCATCGAAATTGTAAATTTTGCTCAACACCAGGAAGGATTGAAGAGTAAAAAGAAATCTAAATTCAATTCTCCTGAACGTCAAATAACGTTAAATAACAGTTATTTATCTGCAAGTGAGAGTGATATTGAGGATTTACTAGTCGATCTTATACAAAATGATGGATTTATAGATGATGAAGAAATCACCTCAGTTGAACAGCAGCTACGCATTGACAACTCGTATCTAGATATTGTAGCCACGGGAACTTATCGTCGTTATTTGTTCGAAGTGAAGCGACAGCGCTTGTCTAACACAGCTATTGAACAAATAGTAAAATATCGCACTATGCTTAAAGATTCTAAAGTTGTTTGTACCTTGATCGGGAACGGATTAGCTTCAAACTTCGATTTGCAGCGTTGCCGTGATGAGCAAATCAATGTCGTTATGTATGATGATTTACTCAACTTAGAATATCCTTTGTTATTTAACGTTAAATACCGTCATTTACGGTTACTTGCTAACAGAACTGAACTGAATAGAACTGAACAGAACTTAACAGAAGAGAAAAGAAAAGAACAAGAACAGAAGAACACTCGTGGTGATGGTCGTGCATACCGGATTTTTGAACAAGAAGGATTTGGAACAATCAGTTCAATCATCTCTGATCAGATCCATGATCTTGTAAATGATTACGGCATACGTTGGTACGAAGAAGCTATGAAGGTAGCTGTATTGTCCGGTAAACGAACACTCAGCTATGTGAAGGGTATTTTGAAACATTGGAAGGCAACCGGTATCGATGATCCTTGGAAGGAGGAAAACTACAATGGACGACGAGATGCAGGGAATCGGCGGGGCGCTCAAGGTATGGAAAGAGCGAATCGAGAAAGTGCGTATTCGTTCCTCGACGAAAACAATGGAAAATGGAGCATGCCAGAACACGACCCAGACATCATATGAGTGTGACATTTGCAAAGATGCTGAATTTATCATTGAAGAGCGTGATACAACAATCATCCTGGCAGACGGTACCACAAACCCAATTAAACAAGATGTAGCAGTGCCGTGCTCTTGTCGGGATAAAAAACAGATTAAGCGGCTTATGAAGAGCAGCCGGATCACAGATGCGTTTCGGGAAATGACATTCTCAAACTTTGATACTGCTAATCGTCCTGCAGTTATTCAACAGATGTATGCGGTAGCTTACAAGTACACCAAAGAGTTGCCGAATCTGATTAAGAATAAAGCGAGATATAATAGTTGCTGCTTACTGGGACAGCCGGGTGTAGGCAAATCACATCTTTTGACAGCCGTCAGTAATAATCTGCTGGCTAAAGGGATAGCAGTACAATACTTTCCCTGGGTAGAAGGTATAAATGACTTACAAAGCGATTTTGAAGCTGCTAAACAAAAAGTGTCCTACATGCAGCAGGTATCCGTTCTGTTTATCGACGATCTATTCAAGGGCAGAGATAAACCAACCCCTTGGCAGTTAGAGCAAATATTCGGAATCATCAACTATCGATATCTGAATAACCTGCCGATCCTGATCAGCTCAGAAAAGACTATTGCTCAGATGTGTGAGTTTGACGAAGCTACAGGCAGCCGGATCATTGAAATGTGTAAGAACTACAAAGTAACGATCGAACGGGATCTGAACCTTAATTATAGGCTGCTGGGAACGGAGTGAACGAAATAGGATTCTTTAATGGATTGGATGTCCGAACGCTTGAAGATCTCAAGGAGTATTTACAACAGCGATCCGAACGTCTGGGGAAAAGTAATTCCAATATTGAACCTGGGCACACAATTATATTCGTTGACACAGCCGAGACAATCGAAGGAACTTTGGAACGAATGAATGCTGGTGAATACGACGAAGCGGAAAACTACGAAAGCGAATAATTTTACAGACTACTATGAAGGGATGAACAAACATGATTACGACAACAGAGCCAGTTATGAACATTTACGAAATTTCTTATCCAGGATTCTTTAACAATTATCCCGACTATGCTGTGACACGCACTGCTGAGACGCCAGGCAAAGCAAGATATGCTGAATTTCTCAGCTTCAACGACGGCTATGAAATGACCTTTGGTGAATATCAAAAAATCACGAGGGTACGTAAGATTGGTTCGAATCGGATTAATCCGGATGAACATTCCCCCTTCCAATCACGTATCGACCTGATTAATCAACTCATTATTGAAATCGCGAGTCGAGGCAGAAGGTTTCTATACTCGCAGAAGTATGATCGACACAATAAATTCTATTGGGCTGATGGCAGACTCTGGCTGAAAGACAACTACACAGGAATGTCTATGGAAATGAAAAATCAGCAACAAGGTAAATCGCGTGATCAGGAACAAGGATTTTCTCAAGGCGGCACGATGTGGGGATTAATGTGCGACTTTACCGACTATATTTTTGGTGATGATGATGCCAATCACAATCATGGATATGGAGGATTGTACTGTCCGCACTGGGGCTACCCAGACGAGGATATGGAATCCATTCAGGCATACGCCAAGTCAGTCGGTTATTTGAAATAAAGTGAACCTACTTGAAGGGATGAATAGATATGGCTGGGCTATCAGTAGAACCATGCTTATATGATTTTTTGAAAGAGAATGAATGCAAGCTGTACAAAGAAAAAAATCGGATGGTCGCTTGTGTTTTTGTAGATTTTAAAATGCTACCAGAATTTGTTGGAATTGTAGGCTCATATTCATTTGAAGAAGGCGGAATTGCTGTATTTATGAAAGCTGATTATATAGCGATTGAACTCAATGACTTTTTTGAAGGATTAGGGCAAAGCGTGGTTGATTACAAATCAGTTTTTGATAATTATGACTGGCAACACAATTACGAATCTCTTAAAGAGGAATACGGAGAAGAATATCCCGATGTGTTTGGATGACTACAACCTGCACGAACAAGACTGGGAAGAATTCATAAAGAGAGGACGGGAAGCCTATGGGCTTACAGCAGCCGACCATGTGGGATGTGTACGAGTACATGAAGATCCGCTTCATGTACACCGGAGACGTACCAACCCGCCAAGAAGTATTTACGCAACTGCCTGGCGTTGATCCGGTAGAAGTCGACTCAGGGATCATACACTTTCACGAAATTATAAAGGGGTGGCCAGGGCATGAATAAAGCGCAGCTCAGGGCAAAACGACGGCGTCGAGAGTTCCGGCGTAACATGATTGCGAAGCTGGGACGTGCTGCATACGAGACATGGCTGGAGTTCAATGCGTCAGGAAGGAAGCGCCAATGAATCGACTCATATTACCTGGTACTGCGCCAAGCGTAAACCATATGTACGAAGATAAATGGATACGCGGACGTAAGATTCGTATCAAAACACCAGAAGCCGAAGCCTGGTATCAGGAAGCTGTTCTGCGAGCAAAGATGTGGATAGCCCGAAATAGATGGCAGCAGCAATCAGGTAAGGTGTACGTTCTGATTTGGGTGTTCTTTCCGGACAAGCGTAGGCGCGACCCTGATAATGGCTTAAAAGCCTTGCTGGATGCCTTAGAGGATGCAGGCATATATACAGATGATAAAACGGCATTGCCACATATTATGGATTACGAAACGGACCCGGCAAACCCACGGTTGGAAATCGAATTTAAAGAATATAAATCATATAACAACGTATTGGAGCGATTAAAATGGACATAGCAAAAGCAAGTGCCGTGATTATTGCAGAAGTGAATGCTGATGAAGCAAAGATCAAGTTTAATCCAACATTTGTACGGGACGAGGTCGCAGACTTCGCAATCGGCATGGAAGAGGTGTTGGTGAAGAACGATCATAAGAGCGGATGGAAAGAATGTGATCTGGCTTACCTGATGGATCGCCTTTTTCAAGAAATGCAGGAAGTATATGCAGCTATAGGTCAAGGCGAGAGCGCGGCACGTATTCGCAGTGAATGCCTGGATGTAGCCAATTTCGCAATGATGATAGCAGACAATGTAGCGGTTGCTGAAAAGGAGGCTGATTCCCGTGGGAACATCAGTACCTCGTCAGAATGAAAAAGGTTCTCCAGCTGGAGAGGTTGTGACCAGTACGTGGACGCCTGAACAAATTGCTGATCATCTGAGTGGTAGCGAAGCTAAAATGCAAAAAGAAGTCCAGAAGAGAGGTTCAGTCGTACTCGTGGATGATGGCAGCCGAACGAAAAAGTCTAAAGTCAAACCAGAAATGACAGAGTATCTGCGGCAACGTGCTGCTGGCAAAAGCAGATCAATTATTGCTCTGGAGTGGGGAGTAACTGAAAACACTCTGCAGAACTATCATTGCCGACGCTGGGGACTGACAACCAAAGCAAAAGAAGCTGAAGCGATCAGTAAATTCCAAAAGCAGCAAAAGCCTGTAGAAAAAGCCCCTATTAATCAAACGATAGTTGAGCAAAACAAATCTGAAATCAAAGAGGAGCAACCAGCTGTGAATAATATTATCTGGTATACCACTGAGCATAAGGTAGAAGGACCAAGCTTGACGCTTTATGCAAGCGAGGGATTTGCTCTTAACCAATCTGCCGTCAAATTAACTGGATTTAAACCAGACGACCGTATTCAACTCGGTGTGGACGTTGAAACTCAAACGTTATATGCACGCTTAGATCCATCCGGTATCAAGATGAATAGCAGCAGAAGTGGTGGACTTCGAACCAGCGTTAAGGGAATTAGCAGGTGGGCAGCAGATCATAAAATAAAAAATCAAAAGTATGCATTAGAGAAAACAGAAGATCCTAACGTCTTCAAAGCGATCATTGAACTGGAACAATGAGTATGCCCCTGCTTGAAACCAGACGGAACATCTATACGGCATTGGAAGATCTCAATTTCTTCTGGGATGAAGATAAAGACCTTCCTCAGTTCCAGAATATGTGGAATAAGGGCTGCAGCTTGTTGGAGATTGCTGAATACTTTGATCGGGATCCGGACGAGGTTGTGCTACTGGTGATCGACCAGGCGCGGGAAAAGAAAATCAAGCAGCGGCAGCACGGGCTGCTGGGAGAGAGGGAGAGCAATTGACTATTCCAACACTCACACCAGAACAAGCAGAAAAAGAAATTCCCCGTTATGAACAGGCAGTGCAAGAAGACCGAGTGCTGGTAAATCGACTCAAACGACAAATAGCCGATCTGGAAGATAAGCTGCTAAAGGGTCGGAAAACAGCATACACCATGGAAAATATAGAGCAGTTCAAAAAGCAATTAACAGAGTGGCGTATACCCTCTTTAGAATCTGCCGAACGTGAACTGCATGAAAGAAAGCTGCTGGTAAGCGGATGGACTTGGGAACAGATCATCGCTGATCGGGAGCAGCCGGCACAAGAGGAAGCAGAACCGAGCCTATTCTGAAAGGGTGAGCAGCATGGAATGGATCAAATACGAATGTGAAGAATGCGGACGTAGATTTGCTGTGGAGGAAGAACAGGCTGATCGATTGGACGAACCCAGCTGCCCAGAATGCGGCGAAACAAATTGCATAGAGATAGGAGATTGAGCATGCAAGAAATAATTATAGACAATTTTGCAGGCGGCGGCGGGGCCAGCACTGGTATCGAGTTGGCTACTGGTCGCAGCGTAGATATAGCAATCAATCATGATCCGGCTGCAATCGCAATGCATCGTGCTAACCACCCAGAGACCGAACACTATTGTGAATCAGTATGGGACGTTGATCCGCGGGAAGTTGTGAAAGACAGAGATGTCGGACTTGTCTGGCTCAGCCCGGACTGTAAGCATTTCAGTAAAGCCAAAGGCGGCAAGCCGGTTGAAAAGGGAATTCGTGGCCTGGCTTGGGTAGCGATCCGATGGGCAGCTACCGTTAAGCCTCGTGCGATCATGTTGGAGAATGTAGAAGAGTTCAAAACCTGGGGGCCGCTGCTCCAAAACGGTTATCCTGATCCGCAGCAGAAAGGCCGGACATTCAACTCATTTGTGAATGCCTTGAAAAGACAAGGATATGAAGTAGAGACAAAAGAGTTGCGGGCCTGCGATTATGGTGCACCAACTATCCGCAAACGTTTATTCCTGATCGCTCGGCGTGATAGCCGTCCTATTGTTTGGCCCGAGCCTACACACGGAGCGCCAGATAGTCCAGAAGTGCTGGCGGGCATACGGCAGCCATGGCGAACAGCAGCAGAGATTATCGACTGGTCCCGTCCGGCGCCGAGTATATTTGAACGAAAAAAACCACTGGCTGAAAACACGCTCCGGCGGATCGCAAGAGGGATAGAGCGTTTTGTAATCGACAATCCGAAGCCATTCATTATGCGTGTGAATTTTAGCGGATCGAATCATCATTATTGCGATTCTGTAGATGAGCCGCTGAAAACAATTACAGCTAAAAACGGTTGGGGTGTAGTGACACCATATATTGCCCGGATCGGACAAACAGGCTTTGGCAGTGATCGGCTGCAGTATAAAGTTACCGATCCGCTCACTACGGTGACAACCAAAGCGGAGCATCTGTTGATCACTCCAACACTGATCCAAATGGGTTACGGTGAGCGTGAGGGGCAAGCGCCGCGTGTATTGGATTTGGAAAAGCCGGTCGGAACAATTACTGCGGGCGGTAATAAATTCGCTTTGGCAGCTGCCTTTCTAGCCAAACATTACGGCGGTAATTATAACGGTCCCGGTACAGGAATGGATGATCCACTCAGCACAGTGACCACGGTTGATCACAATGCTCTGGTCACTGCTCATATTGCTCGACACTTTGGCGAATCAGTAGGCAGCGCAGCAGACGATCCGATCGGCACAGTTACTGCTGGCGGTGGTGGTAAATCAGCACTGGTAACAAGCCATTTGATTAAGCTACGCGGCACTTGCCAAGATGGGCAGCAAGTCACAGAGCCGATGCCGACGATCACGGCTGGCGGATTACATGTTGGAGAGGTTCGAGCTTTCTTGCTCAAATATTATGGAAGTGCAGATAACGGACAGCAGCTGGATGGACCGCTGCACACGGTGACTACCAAAGATCGGTTCGGACTCGTAACGGTCCAGGGCGTTGATTACCAGATTATTGATATTGGAATGCGCATGTTAGAGCCACACGAGCTGTTTGCGGCTCAAGGATTCCCGGACAACTACACCATTGATGTAGATGCGGACGGTAAAAAATATTCCAAAAGTGCTCAGGTCGCCCGATGTGGAAATGCAGTACCGCCGCCTTTTGCTCAGGCGCTTGTAAGAGCCAATTTGCCAGAACTATGTACTGGCTCTGGTAATAAACTCACAATTGAGCGCTACAAAGAAGCGGTCGGACAGGTGGAATTCAGTCTCTAACATTCGAAAAGATGAAAACATGAAAAATTCGAAATAATTAATTCTATAGAGCTGGAACAAAGAAGCCAATAGTCCTAACCAGCTCTGTTATGAATTAAAAACCTAAGAGTGTTTTTATCAACTCCATGGTTATCTCGATAATTGTAAATTGTAAACCGGGTGATTTTTTGATTAAGACTCCTATTTCTTTAAACCATTTGATCATTCAAATCCGCTCCTCAAATTTTATTTGACTCATATAGAGTGATCCACATTAAGTTGTTGTCTGGTCACACTTTCAATTTATTTAGGGATAAATATGAGTCTTGCAGGCTAGTTATAGGAGCATATATCTAAAAAATTGCAGTTTATAAATAAAAAATCATCAGAGAGGACGGTATACAGTAATGACTCGTAAAGAGGTCATTTATGAGATCAGCGACTTACTTGATAACCAGTGCAAAGAATGTCCTGTCCGGCAAGAATTGATTCGGAAATATAAAAGTCAATTCGCACACATTGATGGTCATTGTAATAAAAATTGCAACGTAGGCAATCAGCTGCAGATACTCGGTTATCAATTAAAACGTGACGGATAGTAACAGAGAGGATGATATATAGAATGGTCAAAGGTTTAGTTTATGGATTTCTACTAGCTGCAGTATTCTGGGTTGCCGTTGCTGTTACATTTATCTTCTTACTCAATTACTCATCAACCCATATAAGAAATTTACTCGAGAGGAACATTACTCATGCCTGGATATAAATACACGCTTATCGTTTCACAGCTTTACTTTTCACGACATTTTTTCATCGTGCATCACAATGACGAATTCTTGGAAACGGCTCGGAATTTTACTGAAGAAGTGGTGCTTTACAAACGTGGGGTTAGGCCAGAATGGAATGACGTTAAAATAACGCACGGTGATCTGGCTCTTGAATACTGCATGAACGGCATCAGATCCCGGTACAACGTAAATGACGTAGGAGACATATATTTCATTCAGGCAAATACCACGGATGTTTGCATCGATAGCATTATGTACTATCACGAAGAATCGATAAGAGGTATGCGCGGCTACCAAAGTAAAAAAGTCCTTGAAAATATCGAAAATTACCACGAATATCACCGGCTGAAAGAAATAGTAGAAAAGCATTTTTCGATAGTTTAATTGTTGCTCTATTAATAATAGGCCGGGTTCGCTCGGCCAGAAAGGCAGGATTGGTGAATGAAGGAATCAGATATGTACCAGCCGATAAAATTGTACCTGGAACGTTTAGGTTACACCGTGTACCCAGAAATTGAATTAAGCAGCGGCGGACCCCGTGCGGACATTGTAGCCATTCAGAACGAACAGCTGCTGATCGTGGAAATGAAAACGAGCTTTGGTCTGGCTGTAATGGATCAGGCTTATCACTGGGCAGCGGGCGGGTATGCTCATCAGACCTATATTGCTATACCCCGGCGCAGTCACTGGGAGGTGCCGATAATTGCACAACGTGCGCTTTGCTCGTCGGGAATCGGAGTGCTGCAGGTTGAACTACAAGATAATCCTTATCGTTCTGTAGAAGCATATAGAATGTTTGAGGAAAACAGAGTTCGTACTCATATGAATGCTGAGATTTTAGGTGAAGCGCAACAAGCGCAGCATATTATAAATATCCTCACACCACATCATTTGAATGGTCCAGATGCTGGCGGTAAAGCAGGCGGTCACATCTCGGCGCATCGGTTAACAATGATCCGGGCGCAGGAATATATGGAAGCAGCCGGCGACTGGGTTACACCAAAGCAGATTGTGGAGAATATCGAAACTCATTACTTTGCCCAGGACAAAGCAGCTAGTCTCAAGCAGGCTCTGCTGCAATGGGGAACAGACTTTTGCGAATACCAAGTAATCGGCAGACGTGGAATGTTTCGTAGCAAACAGCTCTAACTAATACACAGGCAGAGAGGAAGGTATACACATGGAACGAATACTTGATGCCTGCTGCGGCAGTCGAATGTTCTGGTTTGATAAACAGAACCCTGACGTTGTATACGCAGACAATCGGGAGCTGAGCGACACCCTTTGCGATGGAAGAACACTGAATGTGCATCCTGATGTGGTTGCCGACTTCCGTCATATGCCATTTGCAGACGAAGCGTTCTACATGGTGGTATTTGATCCGCCGCATTTGCTCAGAGCAGGTGACGATTCATGGTTGGCCAAAAAGTATGGACGACTCAATCCAGATACTTGGCAGGAAGATATCAGAAAAGGATTCGCTGAATGCATGCGTGTGCTGAAACCGAATGGAACGCTGATATTCAAATGGAATGAGGATCAGGTAACTCTGGGCGAAGTAAGAAAGTTGTTCAGTCAACCGCCGCTGTTTGGAAATAAGCGTAGCAAGACACACTGGCTCGTATTTATGAAAAATTAATCACATCAACCAATACAAAGGCTGAGTCCCGTACTCAGCCATGGAGGGATAACAGGTATGACAGATAAGCCAGAGCAACGGGAAATCAAATTAAAAACGATTCGGGGATCCAGGGTCTTTATTGCACCTAACGATATACCAGCTATACGAGATAACGCAGGGGTGTATTTGGTAGTACATGCTGCTAGGGATATTGTAGCCGACTTGATTAATCAGCATATTGGGCTTGAACAAGAAGCTGAATCCCAGCGTATTCGGGCAGAAGCAGCAGAACAGGAACTTGATATTGTCAGAAATAGAGAACAATCAGCTAAAGATGATGCAGAGGTATTTGCAAAAGAAATGCACAAGCAAAGACGTAGAGCGAATGCAGCAGAACAGGAACGGGATAAGTTGCTGCAGGCGCTCCGAAATATAGTTGCTGTTCCTGTTGCTAAATCTATGCATAACGAAGCCTTGGTATTGCATAACATAGCGCATAAAGCTTTGGAAGGGAGCCAACCAGATGGAGAGTAAGAGCCGAGAGGATCAGATCATGGAGTTGTTCAAAGAGATGAAGATTGCTTATAGCGGCGCAATGATCTCTTATATTATCGAAAGCGGAGCAGACGTTGACATAGGTGTAGGCAAGGTTGAATTAGAAATGGATAGATGGACAGCCCGCATGAACAGGTTGGTATATGGCAAAGATAAAGATTAAACGCCGGATCGAACAGTTCTATGTCGAATTGGAAGATGGGAGTACAGTATTCGCTTTGTACGAGGACGTAAATCACAACATCCATTATCGGTATGTCAGTATGGACCCAGAAAAATATGTAATGGTGGATCGGGAGTTTTACCGACAATTCAAACTGGAGGAATATTGAAATGAGCAGAGAGATTAAGTTTCGCGGTAAGCATATCGAGACAGGTGAATGGGTACACGGTAGCTTGATTGGAAATGATGTAATAGTAGGCGAGATTGTGGATTGGGACAGCGAATATTTCGCAACTGAATTTTGGATTAGAGTTATTCCTGAAACTGTAGGTCAATTTATTAATATTATTGATAAAAAAGGAAAAGAAATATACGAAGGTGATGTACAGATACCAAAGAGTCGTAATTCTGATTTGAAAGTAGTCTGCCATAGTGATTCACAAGCCATGTTCCAATCATTACCACTAAGTTTTTATAAAAACGACAAACGAAACTCAGGATTTAGAGTTAGGAATGATGAGGAAGTGGTAGGGAATATACACGACAATCCTGAGTTTTTGGAGGAACAAGCTTAACCCATGCAAACAGTATTAGATATCATCCGGCACTATAACGGTGCCGGGGAGGAGGATAAAGATATGCGATACGAATGGACAAAGTGCGAAGAATGCAATGGTTCAGGACGCAGGCTATACCTCACTATAAAATATGTAGCTGATGGCACAACTGAATCGATGGAAGAAGACTTTTGCTTATGTGAAAAAGGACAGGCTATGGAAGAAGATCATTATGCAGGAGTGAACAATGAAAGCTAAAACACACTGAAGAATGATTATCGAGAATCAGTTGGATTCTCGGAATCTTCAGGAAAGGATACCTAGAAATGATTGGTAATCGTGATTACAAATCAAAGAACATTAAGTTTTTCATTGGTGGGAAAGAAATTGATCATTACTATAGCGTCGCTGAAATAAATTCAAAAGACGAAAATAGTAACTTTAAATTGTCAGGTACATTTACGATTAAAAACTCACCTTCAGTCAGGAACTTTTTGGATAAGATGCGCAAACAATTTAGAAAAATGAAATACAGTGAGAAGCTCCAGTATAAAAAAGCAAAAAGCCAATCTAAGAACTGGGCTAAATGGAAACGAAGAAAATAACCTTCATTACTCATTAAATCACGAGGTGATCGTCATAGAGACTAGAAAAGAAAGAGAAGCAAGAATGTCCCGATATAATCAGCAGCAGACAGCAGAATTGCGTGAACGTCTTGGTGATAAGCAGCTGATCCGAGCCGAAGAATTCTTTGTATGGACTATACAGGCCCAGCATGAGGACCGTAGCGGCACTGTATGGGCTGGTAAGCAGGTAAAGGCAGAGTTTCTTTACTCAGCTCCGAAATGGATGATAGATCGAGGTCTGATCGTTGACGCCGCTGATTCAAAGGTGACGGTGGAAGAAGGTCAATCGGAACTATTTGAATTTTAGGGGGCAGCCGTGTGATCTATAAAAGTGGTATGGATAATGGAATAGCTTGGTCAGTTACGCAAGTTGCCGGCGGTTCATTTGAAATAAAAGTAGGCGACAAGGTTGCTGAATACGAATGCCAATATCCAACTTATTTCGGAGTTGACCTAATGGATATTGTAGGAGTCAACGATATACTTGATCGCATGTATGAAGAAATACAGGAAGGGTGAATCATATGGGGGTGGAGCAGTTGCAATGGTTGCCAGAAGCAACGGAGGAAGAATTTCAGGCGGCGAAGTCACTGCTGCGCCGATATCGGTATATGAGCCGGGCAGCTGCCGGTTTGAAAGACCTTGAAGATTTAACAATCAAGCAGCAGTGCAAGCTAAGGGAGTATAGTGATAAGACGGCCAATATAGAATTGGCTGTAGCCTTAATTCTTGACCAGGGTGTTCAGGAGATAACGGAGTTCGTCTTTCTAAAAGGGAACGATAGACAGGCGGCCTTAAATAAGTTACGATTTTTGACAGAAAGATCAGTAGATCGGAAAATACGGCGCGGAGTTATATCAGTAGCCAACACCTTGAAGGATTGGGAGATTATATAAATGAAATTAGATGCGCAAGAGATAAAGAAGTTCAACCATCTGGAAGTGCAATTCTCTCCTGACGACTTCATAAAAAAGCCGGAGCCGATAATTGCTTATGCAACCGGTAAAACAATTCCTGTAAGATCTTATTTTTTTGATGAAGTGGATGACGAAACTTTTTTTTCTATTGGTAAACGAGATTTACGAGCGTATAGAAAAAGAAAAACAAGATCGTCTCAAGCAGGGTATTATAATACTCAAATTGGATACTCTAGAAATAGATGAATTAGTGGAATCTTATCTAGAAGATGATTTTGGATGGAAAGTAATCAAAAAAGTAAAACGTGCTTTATATATACTCCACTTTGCTAGAGATTAGTGTCTGTAAATGGTCTGTACAGAGACGGCACAGCGTCTGTATTATCGGGCTACAATTCACCTATAGGAACGAATGTTCCGGGTGAAGCTGTGGTCCCTTGAATCCCGCGGTACTCAACCATGATGTGATGACTGTATGAGAATACAGTTTAATGCTCCAACCTGAGATTGTGTCGGGTTGTGTAGACGGCGGCATGGACGTGGGGAAGTGGGGTAAGATCACCTGCATGGAATACCAAAGAGCGCGCCACCTGGGCGCCTTATAAATTCAGATAAAATAAAATACTCTTTCACACACAGGTATAGGCGTACTGCACAAGCGGTACGTCTTTTCTGTGTGTATACATAACTATAGAAAGGAGGAACGAAATGGCAATTGCATATCTGGATAAATCGCATGTACTTCATGTTATCGAAGACAAAAATGCAGCAGCTCGTGATAGTGCTGGCAAGCTGGCAGAGACCGGGATCTTTCATACTGGCGGGTACCCACTGTTCGATGGCAAACAAGTCGTATACTATGCCGATAGCAACAAGGCATATGTGGATGGCAATAAAGAAGACGGCAAGGAAATTCCTGTGCCGGATCCGATCAAAGCATTGATTGAAGATTTGAAATGAGGTGATTTTATCATGGGTATACACTTAATGTTTCATTAGCAAGGATTTCAAATTTTATTGTTGAAGTGCTAAACATGTACTATATACAATTAATTGTTGTAATATTCACAAACCTCCTTTATATTCCGATATATGGATAAAAAGGAGGTTTTTTAGTGGGTACTAAACATAAATCGTTTAACGCATATCAAATTGATTTGCACTACTTAGATGACAGCAGACATGCAACAGATGCAGTAAAATGGGAATCGGATGTTATGGTAGATATATTAAATCATATCTTTAATAATTTAAATGAGGGGCAAAGAACTGCAAGATATAATGATGTTTGGTTAATGTATTTAGATCATTTTGAACATGATGAACACTTTATTTTCGGTAGTTTTTCCTCTGCTGAATATGGAACAATTGGAGAGTTGATTCATGCGGATGATTTAACAAGACGTCCAAATCCTAAAGAAATCAGAGAAGGAGAAACTGAATCCACTTATTTTATTATTAGAAAGTCAGACGGTTTAATGCTTCTTCAAGTAAATCAGAGATTGAAAAGAGTTAGGGTTGACGAATATATTGAACGCTATGGACATGTTATAATCAATAATGCAAACTTAACTTATCTACAAATTTGTACATTAGTTGAAACAAACTTTTTCAACAGCATTCGTGAGTTAAATACTGTTCATAGAATTGAGATAGAAGTTGCTAAAGTGGAAACTATGGCAGATGAGAATGAAGCAGTACAAGCTTTGCAAGGAGATCTTGAAACTATATCCGCAACAACTGTGAAATTAAAGTTTGAAGCTAAGTATCAAAGAAGCGGATTATCTGGAGCTATTGGTTTAGTGAAAAAATATAAGGATCAGCCTGGAGTCACTAAAATGGTGGTTCGTGGGAAATTGGCTGGCGCTGAGAAAAAAATAAATTTAGAAGAGTCGCAAGAAAAGTACACCCGCAGAGTTGAAGTGGATAGTAATAATCAACCTATGTTAAGTTCTATCGAAGTAGTTTTAAGAGAGATAGCGAATAGCAGAAGATTATTGAGAGGGTGAAGATAAAGGGTGAGTAATATCAAAAAGTTTTTTTATGCTAATAAGTTCCCATGGGATACGTTTAAAAAATATTTGAAATACTCATCTAAATCAGAACTTGTAGTTGACGTTGCATTACCAATAGTAGCATCCATTTTATTATTAATAGGTACTTCTTTTTTTGTTTCTGATTTTAAAGTTCTTATAGAAAAATTGCAACAGCTTAGCGGGCAGGTTATAGCGGCTATATCAATTTTAGCAGGTTTTAATATAACTAGCATTACAGTTATTGCTACGGTTGGAAGTCATGCAGATCAATTAAGATCAAGAATTTCTTCCGATGGACAAGTATCTGTGTATGATATGCTAATAGGATTTTTTACTTGGGCGGTTACTATACAGTTAATAGTAGTTTTATTTAGCATTTTGCTCTTTTATATTGGTTCATTGACACCAATTAATTTAGCTATGCCAATACCAATATGGGGATGGGGATTAGCAGCTATTTGGTTATCATTGACCATACATTCAATTTTAATATCTATTCGAAATATTAAAACACTGTTTCATTATGTAACTTATACACCTTAATATTAATTGAAAATATAATAAATAAAAGTCGCTCTATTTTAGGGGGGCTTTTATTTATTATATTTTTAGTTCAGTAAAAACATTTCAAGATGCTGAGATTAATGGATGAGTTTTAGATAAGTATCTTAAAAAACGAGAAGGGGATAAATATGGTAAGAGGACAAACAATAAGATATCGTATTGTGGCCCAAAATGACGATGTTACAATTACTACTGAGGTCGCAGCGTCTTCTATGGAGAAAGCAGTAGATCTTGGGGGTAAAAGTGTTTCGATTGAAAAGGGGAATTATAGCCATTTTGTAACATTACCAATTGCTTCGGAATCCGCTTATAAAAACGGACATATTTCATTCTGTCCGCGCTGTGGTTCGAATATTGCAGAAGAAATGGGTGATGATGGCGATGATTATATGAATGAATCCTCATTTACCTGTACTGAATGCGATGCCGAAGTATATGTAAGTATTGAAGTTCCTGAAGAAAGTCCGGATGAGGAAGAATAGTTAATTATATCATTCCACTATATGGGTATTGTGGTTTATTCTAGATTAGTAATTAAATACTTATCTGGAGATGATAAGCTGTGACTAATAGAAAAATAAATGAATTAAGTGATTCTGAGCAACTCATGTACTGTACTATAAGGATTGAATCCGAAGATATTTTAGGAAATGTTAGCACGGGTACCGGTTTCTATTTCCAATTTGATATCAATGATAAAGATATACCAGTTATTATTACAAATAAGCATGTAATTAAAGGAGGAATATATGGGAACTTAGTTATTAAATTAAGAAGTAGTGATAGTCAATACATCATAGATGGTCAAGAACGTTTTCGAATAGGTAAGTTTGAAGAAAGTTGGATAATGCATCCTGATCCTGAAGTGGATTTGTGCTGCTTACTTATCGGACCTATCATTAATGAAATGAAGAAGCAAGGAAAACACCTCTTTTATAAAACTTTTTATGAAGATTCTATTATTACTAAAACAGAGAGAGATGATTTAACTGCTATAGAAGATATTACAATGATTGGATACCCGAATGGATTATGGGATGAAGTAAATAATCATCCAATCATGAGACATGGAAAAACTGCCACACACCCTGCATATAATTACAACGGAAAAGAAGAATTTTTAATAGATGTAGCCTGTTATCATGGATCTAGTGGCTCCCCTGTTGTACTATTTAATCAAGGAGTTTATTTAAATAGAAAAGGCGAATTTATTGCTGGAACAAGGCTTAAGTTATTAGGTGTTCTATATGCCGGACCTCAAGTAATTAATACGGGGGAAATAAAAATAGCCACTATAGAAACTCGACAAGAAGCAATATCCATCACTCGTTCTATGATGAATTTGGGTATTATAATTAAATCGGAAAAAGTATTGGATTTAAAAACTTTGGTAGATGCTTTTATAAACAAACATTAATATTAAGACCACTCTATTAAGAGTGGTCTTTTGTTTTATAAGGGGATGGTACAGTGTCGGTCATAAAATATCGTCAGACTTTACAAGCTGCTATTGATGCTGCGGCATCCGGCGATTTAGAGGTGGATTTGGCTGGTGGATCGGTCTGGGTCAAAGGCCGAGTTGATTGGCGACCAGGTGTTAATGTCAAGAATGGCACGATCAAGTTTGAAGATGCCGCCCACTTGGTACATGGAGATAGCACTGGAATGGAAGATATTATTATCGAATCCCGTCAAGGCAATCTGGCAGCAGACGGCGTGACGCAGAATCCTATTGTAGAAATCGTCAATGGCCGAGATAACAAGTTCCGGCGTATTACCGTAAATGGAGACAACCCACGCACGGCCTTCTTGTGTAAAACTCGTGCATATAACGTCTTGGCGGAAGATATAACGATCGCAGGCAATCTGGGATATGGCTTGTTATATGATGATGGAATATCTGAGCGGAAGAATCCGAAGTATCGTATTTTCGATGGTGAAGATTACGCAGGAGAGTCACTGGGAGCTGGAGTAACTATTCGCCGGTTTCAGTATGGTCATGCAGGCCAGAAGAACCCGGGAGACGCAATAGAGATCAATGCTCCAATGTGTGGATTCCGTGATGTGCTTATTGAAGATCCTGTCATTAACAAAGTGGTTAAAGGTGACAGTAAAGGATTAGGGATTGCTGGAGCCAATTGCACTGGGGTGAGGATCTACAGAGCTATTGTCAGAAATGCTGAACGTTCTGGAATTCACTTTGAAAAAGGCGGAGACCATCTGGTAGATGGGTTTGATATTACGGGCGGCGGCCGAGCCATCAGCATTGGTCACACAGCCGGCACTATCTTCCGGAACGGCAGCTGCATTGATAACGAACAGTGGCTGACATCCTACAATACGCTTGATCCGGATCTATTCGGCCCGGCTACTGGCTTGGTATTTGAAAACGCACTATTAAAAGGTGCCACGAAAAACGGAATCCTGATTTCTAATGCGGAAAGCTATCTGCTGCGGAACTTGGAGATAACGGATTATATGGGGGCAGACGATGCAATATTCGTTTTCTACCAAGAAGACCTTGCAAAGATTCGCCAAGGAGTTACCAAATCCAAAATTGACCGTGTTGTCTTTACAAAGGGTAGCCGTGGAATCATACCGGCAGCTTTGATTGACATATCGAATAGCCCGAACAATGAAGTAGTCAATGTATTTTCGCCGGACTTGCCGCGCAAGATTCGGATCGATGGTAATTTAATAAATTTCTAAGCCGGCCAACCATGGGCGGTTTTATTTTTTATATATGAGAGGAGAATTATTATGAATTTCGGACAAGCGATTGAAGCATTGAAACAAGGGAAAAAGGTTGCTCGTACAGGATGGAATGGTAAAGGGATGTGGATTGTCCTTATGCCAGCGCTTCAATTGCCACCTCATTCTACCCAGGAACCGGGAGCGAAGGTTAATGACCGCACGGCTAAACATATTGGTGTAGATACTCCGCTGGACTCACAGCCGTATATTGCTATGTGGACCGCTGCAAAGCAATGGCAACCTGGATGGCTGGCTTCTCAGGCAGATATGCTTGCCGAGGATTGGGAAGCTGTACAATAAACCTTATCTGCTAATTTAAATCTGTGCCGCTATTATCCGATATAGGATCTGGAGGTGGCAAGATGTTTGAAATAGATTGGAACCAAAGCTTGGCTGGAGCATGGCCTTTAATTAGAGCTGCTATTGGGATGCTAATAGTAGCAGCTGTGTTTATCGGAGCTTTCTTAACCATGCCAAACGGGGTACCGAAAAAAGTAATTGCATATATTTCGCCGTTTGTAGTAGTGGGAGTATTTTTATACTTACTAATGCAAATTTAAACTAAGTCGCCTTTGACGGCTTTTTTATTTTTGTGGAAGGAGAACTGAAATGACCAAAAATCCAATCGATCAGTTTATTGCTACGGTCAAGAAACTGGATGAGAAAGAAGAATCATTTATGCCGGACATGGCTGCTGCTATCGAGAAGCATCTGGGTGATCGGTATGAAGGTGGGCAGCTTGAGCGCTATCTGAGTGACATTTTCACATCAGGTTATACGCCAGCTGAGGTTAAAAACTACCTGATTGACCTGGCGAAGCGCGTAGACCGCACAGATCGGGGTGATACAGATGGGTGATGAATTGGGAGCAGCAGCACTTGGTAAAGCGTCACAAGCTCTGTATGAGGCAGGGCGACCGATACGCGCATTTGCTGCCCAGGACAATAACCGGTTTTATATGCTTCACGGGACATTAACCGATAGCCCCGTACCAACAACGGCAGGCACAACGTATCAATCATTGCAGCGAACTTATGCACGCGCTAAACAGATTGTTTTTACGTTGTCCAGCGGTACATCTGACGGGACCCTCACTGTATATTGGTCGCGTAATGGTATCACGTTCAGTTCAGAAACTCTTACAGCAGTACAAGAGCCTGTATCAAAGAGATATCAATATGAAAAGCTCATTACCGGATCTATCATTGCAGCCTACTATGTTTTCAAAGAAGGTGCAGCTGCCGGATCAATCTTCGGCGGTATTGGTACTACAGAAAGTGTGGTGAGCTGATGGCAGACTTATTATCTCCGCATAGTAAGGTGAAAAGCACTCATGCGGAAGTATCATATACTGCCGGATGGATGCAGGGGCAGACCGATAACTCTGGGCATAATACAGGTGATAAGTACGCGACGACAACTGCTGCAGGCGAAGTTATTACGATTGCTAATGATACCCTCGCTTTCACAGATGCTATTCTTTTCGTGTATGGCGCGCAGCATGCCGGAATTCTGCAAGTGAAAGTAGATGGCGTGTTACAAAAGGCGCCGGATGGCTCCACAGACTGGGATTGCTATCTCTATATAGACGGTCAGGTCAATGCGATGAAGAACGCAGCCATGATCCATCTGACCGGTCTACCAAGGGCGACTCATAAGGTCGAGATCATCAGTACAGGACGCAAAGGCCCTAAGTCATCCGGTACAACTGTAGGATTCAATTACATGTACATTCTGGACCCTGATACAAAGCTGGGACGTCCACTGGATGGCGTAATCCTATGGTATGGAGATAGTAATAGCGATCGATCCGGCGGATGGTGTGATAAGCAGATCAAACGGTTGATTAACAATTGCTGGCCGGGAAACCGCATACGGCATGAATACGCAACACGGCCGTCGCTCAGCAGTGATTATATTCGTTTTATGCCTAATGAAATCCGGGCGAAAAATCCGTCTTTCCTCAGTTTAATGCTGAACACCAATGATTTACCGCGTCCAGAGATTGATAGTAAAGCGAATGTCGAAGCAGCTATCAAGATATGTCGGGATGACTTCGGTATACCTATCCAGTTATGCACGATCCTGCCACGCTATGGTTTGAATGAATATAGCTGGAATAAAGTGAACGCGCAGATCAGGGAGTTGGCATCCAAGTATAGTACACCGCTGGTAGACCTGAACACGTACATCAGCAACAATACGACAATGACAACTACCCCATTTATGGCAGATGGTATCCATTTGGATGCAGTTGGAGATAACCTGGCAGCGCATCATTTGTTCGATACCATGACAGCACCAGGACATCCATTCCGAACGATGCTGTGATAAGGAGGCATTATGGAAAATATTCTTTTGATCGATGAAGCTGAATCAGCTACGTTCAAAACGACAGTCGTGGGGCAGAAGAAGCAGATCACTATTGCCGTTTCTGGAACAGCATCATCTGCAACAGTTAACTTCAAGGGACGATCCGGCGGAGTGACTGCTTCATTGGCTGGTATACGTCCGGACTATACGACAGGTAGTTCAGCAGGGATGAATGAAGTATGGAAGTTTGACCTATCTGGACTGACACATTTTACGGTTGAAGTTGCATCAGTATCTGGTGGCAATGTTACCGTGCAAGGGAGATGGTAAGCATTTTGAATGCAAATATTGTTGATCATATCGGCAGCAAGGTAACGGTATGGACGAAGGATGGTAATGCTGCTGAGAACCGGCAGCTGCATACAGTAGATGAATTCGGCATTGTAATCTCCAATCAAGATAAAAAACGCACATTCATTCCATGGTGTCAGATTAAATATATAGATTATGCGGATGAAAATGCAGTTAAACGTCAGCCTGTGGGAGAAATTCTTCTTACTTCAAATGGTAGTTTATCATCATTTTCAAGCGAAGAGCTTTTTCAAGAACTTAGAGGTAGGGAATATAAACCCAGTGATAGAATCGAACTTGATGGCAATATGGGTTTAGAAGTACGCATAGTCAGTAAAGATGGATTGCTTCGTGGAAATATGGATATCATTCCAGGACCAGCAACTATTTTTATTAAGGAATTCTAGTTTTTAATAAATTTAAGACCCCGGGGGTGGTGATCATGTAGTGGGCAGACAGAGAGACCCAAAACGAGACGAAGCCTTTGATATATACCGATCCAGCGACGGCAAAACCAGCTTGGTTGATATCGCAAACGAATTGGGAGTATCTGCAGGTACCGTACGTGGCTGGAAAGCAAAAGATGGCTGGGACACTAAACTAACATCTGATTCTGGTGAGATCAATCAGACATCAATAGATGATTTATATGCTGCAGCTGTAAATATTGTAGGACAAGCAAAGAAAGCTTCAGCAAAGCTGATACAAGAGCGATTAGGCATTGAACCTGCAATAGCAGCCGGACTTATAAACGCCATGGAGCAGAATGGCATAGTCAGTCCGCAGGATGGAGATAAGCCCAGAAAGGTCGATCTTAATGCGATCAGAAGCGTTGCCTCCAGTGAACCCAAACGTCAAACTGCTCCAAAGAAAGATACGGAACGTTCCAAAAATACGGAGCGCTCCAAAAAGAAACAGAACGTTTCAGAACGGAGAAAGCCACCGCCTGAACCAGAAGCTGAACAAGAGTTACCAGATATACCTGATGAAAGCGGTCTAACAACGAAGCAACGCATGTTCATTTTGGAATATCTGCGAGACTTCAATGCTACACGAGCCGCAATCGCTGCCGGATACAGCAGGAGATCCGCCCATGTGACGGGCTGGGACAACCTGAGGAATCCTAAAATAAAGCAAGAAATCGACAAAGTCAAAGACGATCTGGTCGATGGATTGGGATTAAGTGTGCAGCGCATTGTTATGGAGTACATGAAAATCGCATTTGCTGATATTACTGACTATGTAGCATTCGGTCGACAAGAGGTTCCTGTAATGGGGATGTTCGGTCCGGTTAAGCTTAATGGTCAGGTGCTGATGGAAGAAGTCAATTATGTCGAGTTCAAAGAGTCTGATGAAATTGACGGAACTGTCGTCTCTCAGGTGAAGATGGGGAAAGACGGAGCCAGCATCAAGCTATACGATAAGATGGCTGCCCTCAAGCAACTTGAGAAATATACGACCTTCCTTACTGATACGCAGAAAGTACAGCTGGAAAAAGCACGTTTGGAAGTTGCCAAGCTGCGCGGCGAGGATCTGACCGACGAAGACAACGACGATGGATTCATGGAAGCATTGGGCGGCATAGCTGCCGAGGTGTGGCCGGATGAAAATTAAAAGACCCAAATTCAACTGGCGGCCATTCAGTCATAAGCAAAAGCAAATATTGACCTGGTGGAATGAAAATTCTGCTGTAAAAGACAAAGAGGGGATTATTGCTGACGGAGCGATCCGGAGTGGTAAGACTGTATCGATGTCTTTTTCTTATGTCATGTGGGCGATGGAGACATTCCAGGGACAAAACTTTGGTATGGCCGGCAAAACGATCGGCAGCTTTCGGCGGAACGTTCTATTTTGGCTGAAGCTGATGCTGGTTAGCCGTGGATACAGGGTAAAGGATGCCCGTGCTGACAATATGGTCACTGTTACCAAAAAAGGTGTAGAGAATTATTTCTATATCTTTGGCGGTAAAGATGAGCGATCGCAGGACTTGATTCAGGGTATTACGCTGGCTGGTATGTTTTTTGATGAGGTTGCTCTAATGCCAGCCTCATTTGTTAACCAGGCAACCGGCCGCTGCTCGGTGGATGGATCAAAGTTCTGGTTCAACTGTAACCCGGATGGTCCCTATCACTGGTTTAAAACAGACTGGATCGATAAGATCGCCGAGAAGCGACTGCTGCACCTGCACTTCACGATGGATGATAACCTGTCCCTGTCGGAACGAATTAAAGAACGTTATCGTTCCATGTATAGCGGCGTGTTCTATAAGCGTTACATTCTCGGCTTATGGGCAATGGCAGAAGGTGTTATCTATGACATGTTCGATGAAGTTGAGAACGTCATACAAACCGGTATGCTGCCAACCGAATATCAGAAATACTATGTCGGGGTCGATTATGGCCATACGAATGCAACGGTATTCCTGCTATTTGGGGAGATAAACAAAAAGCTGTATATCATCAAAGAGTATTACCATAGCGGAGCCAATGACGCCAAAGCACCGAGTGATTACGCTCGTGATTTTGTGGAGTTCATTGCAGATGTTGATATAAAGAAAATCTTTATTGATCCATCTGCGAAGGGATTTATTACTGAATTGAAAAAGATGGGTGTCCGCCGGATCGAGGAGGCAGATAATGATGTGCTGCCCGGCATTGAATCTGTAGCGGTTGCTCTTAAAGAAAAGCAGCTCTTTGTATCTGTGCTGTGTACAGAGACGATCAAAGAGTTTTTCAGTTATATCTGGGATGTTAAAGCGTCAGAACGCGGCGACGATAAGCCTACCAAGCAGAATGACCACGCTATGGATGCACTGCGATATGTCATTTACACGGTGATGGGCAAACCACGTCGTTCCAAATTCATTGTATAGGGGAGGTGAACATTTTTGGAGGAAGCACAACCGTCAAAGAAAGCCAAATCTGCTGTTATACTGCCTACTGCTGGTAGTGGGATAGGAGGTACCCGATCTAAACCGACAATGCTTTCATTTGCCACACTCAGGAATATGGCGAAGGTGCCGGCTATAGCAGCTATCATCAATACACGACTTAATCAGGTAGCCCGCTTTGCCCGTAGGCCGCGATTTGATGGTGATATGGGCTTTAAGATCGGATTCAAGAACCCGCAGCAGAAGATGAGTAAGGCAGCCCAGCAACGTGCATTTCAGCTGGAGGAATTCTTTCTGCGCACTGGTAACTGGAGTAACCCGCAGCGGAATGATAATTTCGATCAGTTTCTGCGTCGGATCGTCCGAGATACCCTGACGCTGGATGCAATGGCTTGGGAGAATGTGTTGACGCGGCGGGGAGATATAACAGATATATTCGCTGTTGATGCAGCTACAATTGAACTGCTGCCTATAGCCCCTGCTTCTGAGGCGTTTACAGCGCCTGATTACCAGTCGATGACCAATTACAATGAACCAGACCCTATCGCCTTTATTCAGCGGGTAGAGGGCCGAGTAGCAGCAGAATATAACCGCAAGGAAATGGCCTATAGTATTCGTAACCCGCGTACTGATATCGAGTTTTCTGATTTTGGTATGAGTGAGCTGGAGAACCTGGTAGAGATCGTGACCGGCATCATAAACGGTGTCCGGTACAATACATCGTACTTCTCATATAACAGCCTGCCGCAGGGTGTGCTGGAGTTTATCGGTAAATACGATGAAGAGGACTTTGAAGCGTTCGAACGTCACTGGAAGACGCTGACGAGCGGAGCGCAGGGTAAATGGGCAGTACCGGTTATGGGCTTAGAAGAGGGCAGCGGATTTAAATTCACACCATTTAAATCTAGTAACCAGGACATGCAGTTTAATGAGTTTCTGGAATTCCTGTTCAACATCAGCTGTGCAGTATATCAGATTGACCCGAACGAAGTTGGTTTTAAATCATGGACCAGCGGATCGGGTATGTCCCAGTCGGACAATACCAAAGTCAAAATTGATAGCAGCATGGATAAAGGCTTTATACCGCTGATGCATTTCTTATCTAATTCCTTCAATCAAAACATTCTGGATATTATCGCACCGGAGTTCGCCTTTTACTGGACTGGATTGGACGATGAAGAGGAAGAGCGCAAGGCGCAGCGGCTGAAAGATGATATCGAAATGGGGATCATTACTGTGGCAGAGGCTCGGCAGCAGCGCGGGTTACCAGTACCCGAGGATGCGGTATGGATGCATGCGCCAGCCAACCAAGTGCTGATACAGGCCTATATGGCTTCCATACAGCTAAACAGCAGCGGCAATGAGGAACCCGTAGAAGACGATCCACCGGATACTGGAGAGGAGGAAGCCGAAGATGACAAGGAAGCGATTGAGAAGTCGTTGGACATTGTTGTTTCTTGGGCTGATTACTGATGCCAAAAGTCAACATTCAGCTGCCGCCTGAACTGCGTTCCTTCTCTGATGAGGAAAAGCTGCAGGTGATTGAGGAGATCCGGAAGGCGCTAAAGGTATCACCGACAAAAACGGTGGAACAGGAAGGTCGCAGTATGTGGGACCCTTCGGATGATCCGCTCATCGCCCAGCTTGAAGATGATTTTTATGCAAAGCTGGATACTGCTGCTCAACAGGCCAACGCTGAAACCGTAGCAGTACTTGATCTTCCAGCAGAGCAGTTGCGAAAATCGAATGCATTGGACCGATTCAAGGCATACGTCAAAAAGTTCCGTGAGCGGCTATCTGCTTTGAACCATAAGGTTAAGCGTAAGAACCCGGCAGAAGTATTGCAGCAGATTGATGATATATGGAGAAAGCGGACAAAGCCGCTGAGTCGCCTGGCAGAAAAGTACATTGTTCGTTCAGCTTTGGCAGCCCGGTTACGGGTAGAGGCTGAAGAACGAGGAATTGATTTGCCCGAGGATGTTATCGATAAGCTGCCGGTGACGATTACAGCAGCTGAGAAAGAGCCGTTTCCTTTTACTTTATGGGATAAGCAAGAGCAAATCGAAATTGTAGCACTCTCACCAGCTGAGATATCTGCTATGGAACATGCTGTACTGAGTGCTGCTGAAAAGATTGGTCAAATATCTGATAGCCATCGTGCAGGAGTTAAGCAGTTGGTGATTCAGTCTATGAAAGAGCGCTGGGGAGCGGACAAGCTTTCTCAAGCGCTTTTTGACGTGTACAGCATTCAGAATCGTGACTGGCGGCGTGTAGCGATCACAGAACTTGCCATGGCTACCAATGATGCTTACATTGCCGGACTACGGGAAGGCGACGTAGTGAAAGTACCAATCGTCCCCGGAGCGTGCAAGCACTGTCAGCGTCTACTGGAAGGAGAGACATTCATCGTTTCTCAAACGCCGCAGGAAGATGGCAAGAAGTATGTGTGGCCAGGCAAAAGTAATATCGGGCGTACAGCTGCGAACTGGTGGGCTTGTGTCCCACTGCATCCGCACTGCCGACACCGCTGGATCAGATCATTTCAAAAAGGAGGTGAGAGAAATTGATTAAAGGAGATTCGTTCCGATTATTTGTACCACTGGAAAAGTCGGTTGATATGGATGGAGCTGGCGACTACATTGTTGAAGGTGTTATGTCGTCAGATGATACAGATGAGCAGAATGACAGTATCACACCAGCAGGTATGGACACTTCTTACTTTCTGAGTAAAGGCTGGATCAAGTGGGAACACGGCAATACTCCAGATCAGTTCATTGGTGAACCGCTTGACGTCCGGATCGGGGAATTCCAACATCCGGTAACTCAGAAATCTATCAATGGTGTCTACGTCAAAGGCAAGCTGTATGCCAATCGTAATTTAACCATGCAGGCAGTTGTAGCCATGGAGGACCTGCAGAAGTCACAGAGCAGCAGGCGGGTAGGCTGGAGTATCGAAGGCGGCGTTGTCGAACGTTGCAAGCAGACAGGCAAGATTATCAAATCGGTTCTGCGTAATGTAGTACTGACCATGAATCCGGTCAATACAGTCACCTATGCCGAACTCGTAAAATCATTCAATCAGGGAGATGAAGAATATATGGAAAACAACAATCAAGGCACAGAAAACCAAGGGAACAATGAAGTCGCAATCGCTTTGGCAGGCATTTCAAAATCGATGACACAGATCATCAAGCAAAATGGGGAGACTCAGGAACTGGTAAAGTCCCTGACAGAAGAGAACAGCACTCTCAAAACAGAAGTCGAAGAGCTGCGTAAGTCCTTGGATCAGCCGCAAATGCGTAAAAGCTACACTGGCCCGCGCGATCAACAAGGTATCACACGTCCAGAAGATAGTGCACAAAAATCGCGTGAAGAAGTACTGGCGATTCTGGAAAAATCGTTTGAAGCAGGCGATCTGAGCGGGAATGAAGTCATTCGTTATGAGTCTGGCACACCGATCAGTCACCTGAACTTGCCAGCATCTGTAAAAGAAAAACTTGGGGTTTAAGAAGGGGGATAAATAAATGAGCAATTTGCAAAATCTGCCAGATGGTTTCGGCCAAATGACACAAAATGATCTTGAAGCTTTAACAAAAGCTATGGGTACTGGTACACCGGGCGCCGCATATGGAGAAGGTCTCTATGGCGATATGTCTGCTATTCGCCCACAATCACTTGAATCGACACTTCGGGTAGTGACTGCCAGAGAAGAACATCTTTCACTGTGGCGCCGGATCGGTAAGCCGGGTGCAAACAGCACAGTAGAAGAATTTAACGTTCTCGACAGCTATGGTAACGATGGAGATCCATTTATCGTCGAGGGTGGACGTCCGCAGGAGTACAACAGTAACTATATCCGTCAAACTGCACTGGTCAAATTCATGGGCGTAACCCGTGGTGTGACTATGCCAATGCAATTTTCACAAACGGTAGGCGTGGGAGACGCTATGGCAGCTGAGACAAGGAACGGTACAATGTGGTTGCTGCAGCAGGTAGAAAAAAGCCTCTTCTTCGGTGACAGTGGAAAGAATCCACTGGCATTTGATGGCATTTTGGCGCAGGTTAAACGCTTTGTAAAAGGGAAGTCGTTTGAGAATCAGCACATCATCGACATGCGTGGACAGCCACTGGATGAAAATATCCTTGAGGATGCTGCTACGATCGTATCGGATAACTTTGGTGGAGCTAACCTGGAAATGTATCTGACCAACCAAGTTCACAAAGATTTCTCGAAGCTGTTTATCGGTCCAAATGGTCGTCAGCGTGTAATTGATATCGGCAGCAATGTTCGTATGGGTCAACCGGTTCGTGGATATGCAGCGAATGCGGCAAATATCGATTTCATTCCGGATCGTTTCTTGAAACCTGAAGGACCACCAAAGCTGCTGTCTCAAAAAGGAGCGCCGGCGGTACCATCATCTGCTACTGCTGAAGTGGTAGCCGATATAACATCTCGGTTGGAAGCAGGCTCTTACTACTACTTTGTATCTGCTAAAGGTGCGAAAGGCGAATCTGCTGCTGTAGCTACTGCGTCTGTAGCTGCTGCTGCCAAACAAAAGGTGAATATCACAATTCCACGAGTGCTGAATGATGATGCAGCTTTGGCAGCTACCAGCTATAAAGTATACCGTGGCACAAGCAGTAATCCAGAGAAAGCCCAATTCCTTACGGAAGTACCGGATGCGGGTAATGGAGCAACACAGGTATTGGTAGATAACGGTGACGATCTGCCAGGCTGTGAATATGCGTTCCTCATCGATAATGATGCAGAAGATGTTCTGGCATTCAAAAAACTGGCGGACCTGATGCGTGTACCTCTGGGCTTGGTCGATACGACTCAACGTTTCATGATCCTGATGTTCGGTATGCTGCAGGTATACAATCCTCGTCGTATTGTTGTATTTAAAAATGTCGGCAAGCTGGGTACAAACAGCAACCGCGATATGTTTGGACCATCTTACGGTGCTCAATCCTACGGTACAATCAAACCAACAACGCGATAAAGAGATCGTTAACTTATAACGGTCTCTTTTTTATTGCCTGAAAGGAGAAAAGAAGATGAAAATCAGAAGAACGAGTGGGGATAACCCACTCATTATCACTACCTCTTTCGGTCCAGTGGAGTTTAATGAAAAAGGCATTGCAGAAGTGAATGATGAGGTTGGCGAATTGCTGTTGACTATCCCGGGCTATGAAGAAGTCAAAACGCGCGGCGGAAATAAAGAAAACTCAAATGTTCCGCCAGCTACGACGCCGAATGAAACTGAAACTAAATCCAATGAGGATAACCAGCCGCCGGCTGATGCAGCCTCTGATCAAAAGAAAGAGGCAACTACTGCATCCAAGCCAGCGGATGCTACTACCAAAAAAACAGCTGAATCTAAGTAATGGATATCATTCCTTACTATCTGACGGAAAGAGACGAATCAACTGGTGAGCTGGTTATCACATCACCGGTTGGTTTGCCTACCCCGGCAGAGATACGCAGCCGATGGACATACGGATTAAGCCTGGCAAATGCTGCAGGGGTGACTATGGATGACCGGGACATACTCGGCTTCCTGATGACTGCGGTCAAGGAGACAGAACGCAGGCTAGGCATTTTGCTGAAGTCAACCATTATTGCGTGCAATCCCGATGATCGCGGCTTAATTCAGGGAGTCGACTATGAGCTGGAAGAACAGCCGTATGATTATGATATGCAGAAATGGCAGTCCTATGGTTTCATTCAGCTAAGACAACGGTATGCCAGTCAGATTAATGCATTCAGGCTGGTGAACTATGCCGGGCAGCTGACGGTTAATTTTATGGATTATCCGGAATGGATCAAGCTAAATAAAAAAGCATCTCACCTGCAAATCGTTAATCGAGGCGGTAACGGCATGACAGCCGGTATGGGTTATGGAATGGGCTACAATTCAACACCATTTGCTGCCGGACTGCTGTCGCGTACTCCACAAGTGTTCCATATTGATTATGTAGCAGGTCTCTCTCCGGCGCAGCTGACTGAAGATATCAGAGCTGTCGTCGCCAAAATGGCAGCGGTAGATGTACTGGGAGTAGCCGGAGATTCTACCTTGGCTGGTATGGCTGGATATTCACTGTCTATCGATGGCATTAGTGAAAGCTTTCAGTCGACTGCCAGTGCCATGTATGGAACCTACTCAGCACACATTGTGCAGCTACAAAGCGAAGTCAGCGCATTCTTTGATCCGAAAATTGGTGGAGGGCGTACGAAAATGCGCGGCTTTACGATGGGAGGATTGTAATGGGCTTTGGAAGTGGTGTTAAAGCACATGCTCCGCGCTTCGAAGATTTATTGGCAAGACATGGCCGGGATGTACTCTGGCAAGAGTCCAACCGCTGCTCCTGCATGAATGTAGACAGTGGGCAGCCCCGGTATGATTGTCTGGCCTGTGGCGGTACTGGGTTCGTATATGAACTTCCTATACCAGGCCGTCCAGCAGTACAGAATGTAACAACAAGTAAAGATTACCTCGCATATGCCGGTATGTTTGAAGTTGGTGACATTCTAATGACGGTGCCAGCTAATATGATGCAGCGCAAAGCAGATGGCACATTCAACCCCGGTGTTCGTGAACCGGTACACATGTACAACATCGGATTCGGTGATATTGTCACATTGATTGACGATGAGGTGAAAACATCTGAGGTGCTGATCCGTGGCGAGCAGCTGAATAACCGCCCGGCTGATACTCTGCTCAATCCTAAAGTGACTCGTGTATTGTCAGTTCGCATGCATGATCCTCTTACTGGTGCAACCATGCTGTACGATCCCGACGATTACACTATGACGGGAGCAACAATTGAATGGTTCGGAGAAGAGGCACCGCCGGATAGGGCGCAGTATACCGTGACATATATGCATCGTCCGGTATATACCGTATATGCTGTATTGCCGCGTCCACGGCATCAAGATGGTCAGGAACTGCCGCGTACCGTAGTGCTGCGGTATTATCCGGGAGGTGTATTACATGAATCCATTATCCATCGAGATCCAGCTGCCGGAATTTGATTCTGTTCTGGATCGGTTAGGGAATGGCAATAAGCTACCGTACACTGAAGCAGCCGTAAAGGAAGCAGCACACCTGCTACAATCTACCTGGGTTGAATATGCTTCTGGTGTGAACGTGAGTTATAGCGGCGGGACATTCCGGGTAGGCATCCAAACGGGTGATTACGTGCGCAGCATTCAAAACGGGCTGAGGTTCCCTGATTCTATGACGGGTGAAGTGTTCAGTACATCTTCACACGGCGAATCAATTGAAAGTGGTCAGGACTCCAGAGATCTGAAGCCAAAGCTGCTTGCATCTCCAAAAGCGAAAACGGGCAAGAATGGCAAGAAGTATATCACAGTACCTTTCCGGCACGGCGCACCAGGAGCTGCCAACAACGCAATGCCGGGTCGCATATATGATCAGGCGCGTCAGCTCTCTTTCAGCCGTGTTTCTTCTAATCTACCTACTCGGACCTATGACTGGGGCGGAAGGATTAAGGAAGAGAACACAGGGCAACGGAGCCAGGCAGGGGCGCACCCGGGAGCAGGTCATACTTGGAAGTCTGGTCCTTATCAAGGGATGGTTCGCATGAATAAGCAAGGGCAGACGCAGTATCTGACTTTCCGCCGGATTTCTGAAAATTCCCCGGCAGCTGCATGGCGTCGTCCGCCAACAAAACCTAAGCCGATCCGGGACGCTGTGATTGAAAATACCCGGGAACAAATCGAAGGAATGATAACACAGGGCTTCCAGCAGGACATGGCAGCTGCCGGACTGGGAGGCGGCTAGTATATGCAATTTAATAGTGTGGATATGAAAGAAGAACTGCTGCAATTTTTGAAGCAGTCTTTTCGTGCTGCGCAAATTAAGATGACAGTACTGAAGTCGGACCCGCAAACATCTGGAGAATTACCCTGTATAGGGATTAATCGAGTATCGGACAGTGAAGCCAATCATACGATCGGCGACTTTGCTGGTAGTACGTTTGATGATATTGACTTGGAATATGGCGAATTATATGGAACGGTATTTCAAGAGTCTATGGAGATACGCATCTGGCATAACAATGCAGACGAGCGAGAGCGTGTATATCGTCTGCTCAAGGCGCTTATTATCCAATTCCGTAAGCAGGCGGTAGCGCTGGGTGTCCGAAGCTTCAGTATGGAAGCTGGTAAGGATGAGAGTGATTTCAGCGGGCAGGTTATACCCTTCCCTGTATATTGGGGGAGCTTGGTAATCACTTACTTGAATCCAATGGATGTTGAAATAACAGAACACGTAGTTGCGATTACAAGCGTTACGGTAAATGGAGGTGTCCAAATTGGCACAGAAAGATGAAGCAATGAGTCAGGAGCAGGCAGCCGTAGGGACGCAGCCTGCAAATAGTGAAGGTAAAAAAATGCAGCAGGGGCCTGCAAGGATCACTCTGGAAGAGTATCTGCAGCAGCACAGCGTTCATATCGGACTTGTAGCAAGCTTCCGTTATGAGGCCCGGGAGCGTCCGGAACTGCTGCAAAGTAAAACAGATGCAGAATGGAATACTGTCCTACAGGAGCAGTCGACCATGAATTATAAATAAGGAGGTACCGTATGAGTATTAATATTTCGTTCGGCGGCACGACGATCAAACGTCCTGGCGCTTATTCGACTGTCGATTCAGCAGGGATGGTACCGGTTACCCTGGGTGCTTTGAAATCACTATCTGTAGTGGGGCGTCCAGGGGCGGGCAGTACACTGCCAGTCGACAGAGTTTCATATTTCAATAATCCGAAAGATGCGGCGGCTGCTGTAGGAGCTAGTGACCTGATGGAAGTAATGAATGTAGCTTGGCGACATGGAGCAGATTTGATTGGCGTATCGCCTGTTGCAGCAGCAGATGCTGCCAAGGGTCCGACAGATAGTGAATGGCAGACTGCTATCGATCTGCTGCAACCCGAAGATATAGCCGGTATTATTCCGGTTACAACAGCAGCAGCGATTTGGGCGAAGGTTGATGCGCATATTTCCTTTATGTCCAATACCAAAAACCGGAAACGCCGCCGTGCATTTTACGGACATGCGGCAGGAGCGACTACCAGCGAAATCACGGCACTCGCTGCCCCACTGGCTACCGAACGCGGCATGCTGGTTACGCCGTGTCCTCTGGTAGCAGACAGTGAAGGGAATAAAGTGGTTAAGCCCGGATATTACATGGCAGCAGCTGTGGCCGGGATATGGGCGGGACAAGAATCTCAGGAGCCGGTCACTTACAAGCTGGTGAGATTTGATGGATTGGAAAAGGTGTACATCGGTCTGGAAATCGAAACGCTGCTGGAAGCGCATATCTGTCCGGTAGAGCAGGTGAAAAACGTTGGTTTCCGTATTGTCCAAGGAATCACACTTTCACCGAGTCAGGATCTGACCCAGTCAGAATTATCAGTTTCCACACTGAAGGATGCCATGAGCGAAGATCTGGAAACGTACTTTGAAACCACATATGTAGGTAAAGCAGCCGTTGCCGGGATCGCGACCACCATTTACAACGATCTTATTTCCCGGCTGCAGGCTTTCCAAAAGCAAGGTTGGATCACTAAATACGATCCGGATTCGGTGCGTGTTACACAGAATGGCACGGCATTCTCTTTAGAGTGGTCAGGATCACCGACGCTGCCAATCAATAATTTCTTAATGACCAATCATTTCACACTTTAATTTATAAAATGAAGGAGGGACATGCATGGCTACTGTAAAAGACCAACCGGCACATGCTGGCCATACGATCCGCCTTAAAATTGGCGGACAAGAAGTAGGACGAGCGCAGAGCGTAAGCGGTCGCCGTTCATTTGGTACGGAAAACCAATACGAAATCGGCTCTATCATGCCGCAAGAATCAGTACCGCTGCGTGCTGAAGGTAGCGTTTCGCTTGAGAAATACCGCATTCGTGGCAAATCTCTGGCAGAACTCGGTTTATCCAGCTATGGTATCGGTATCCTGACGATGAACGTTATCGATATTGAAATTACGGATAAATACACCGGGGATATTGTTATTGTTTACCGGGGCTGCACACTGCAAGAATCTTCGGAGACATTCCAGGCGAATGCAATGTCTGGGGAAAATGCAACATGGCTGTATCTGTCTGCCGACTATGGCAAACCTGAATCTGCATAACTATCAAGCCCTCCATGTGAGGGCTATTTATTTTAAGGAGGAAGAACATGTCTCAATACACGGATAAAGATAAGGAAGACGCATTAGCAGCGGTTAAAGCTGCCGGACAGGCTCGTGCCGGAGCGGAGTTGAAGGAAGGCGAAGCGCTCGATTACGAGTCACAGGAAGGCAATCACTATACTGGCGTAATTGTATTTAAAAAGCCTTCTATGGGCGACATTATGAAGATGGGCGCAATTAAGTCGGAAATCCTGCGCGAGTCTGGTGTTAGAGATCCCCGTTTCGTGGATGATGACATCATGTTTATGGCTCAGGTGATCTCAACTCTGGAAGTAGTTATGTACAAGCGTCCAGAATGTCTCCTGAAGCTGCGCGAAATTACAGAAGCTGATTTGTTATTCCATGTATATGGCTTGTATGAGATGTGGGAGGCTTCTTTTCGTAAAGCCTTTCGAGAAGCATCTGCAAACGATCGTCCAGCTGCCGATGGAAAGGAAACTATGGATACTCCGTAAATATGTATACGGAGGCTTGCCGCCAACCGATCCGCGCATTCTGGCAATGACACCTGAACAAGTCGAATTGGAATTTGCGCATATAGCTTTTGATAAAAAAGCCAATAGTCCAAATGCCGAAGAATATTCCGACGACGATTTTGATAAATGGAATAAGGAAATCGACGAAATCGATAGCAAACTATCATACAATTATAAGCCGCGTCAAGAATTGCCGCACGACCCGGACGATTGGGAAAACGTCGAACCATAGGAAGGAGGGACAAGAGTGGCAAAAGAGAATACGGTCCGCGTATCCGCCAAAGCAGAATTTGGCTCACTACAGCGCGGCTTAAAACAATTGCAGCAGGATTTGAAAGGCGTAACCGGCGTTGTCAACAAAGGCGCGAATAAAGGCGGCTTCTTTGATGAAAACCAGTTAAAAGCACTGGATATCTACAAGCAGCGTTTTACCGACACTATGCAGGAGTTAGACAGCCAATTCCGCCGGCAGAATGATATGGTAGAGCAGCTATACGAAAAAATGAACTCTGCTCAAAAATCAGAGCGTGGCGAAATTGAAAAAACAATCCGTGAGCGCGAGAAAAAGCTGGATATTATCCGTAAGGAACTCATTGAAACCGAGCGCCTGTATAATGCACGATCAAGAGAATCGTCTAATTTTAGAAGTGGATCCGGTTCCGGCGGTGGTAGTGGATCGGGCGGCCTGAATGCAGATGGGTTAAACGATCAGGTGAATAAAGGAATTGTCGGCAAGTTCTTTAAAGGCACTGCAGGTCGAGTGCTGACTGCTGGGAAAATGGGGTTAGGTCTGGCTGGGGTCGGTGGTATTGGGGCAATCATCTCACAAGCCTATGGACTGGCTTACAGCCGCCAGGTTGATTCGCTGGACTTGGCACAACGTATGCGTGGACAGCAAGGCTGGAGCGGAGCGGCTAAAAGCATGTGGGACCGATCTGGTGATGTTGGCCGCAGCGATCGCATGGGTTATAGCTCATCAGAAGCATGGGGGTTCCTGGACCAATATACACGGGCAGCAGGCAACATCGATACCGATCAGCAGAAGGGATTATTGAAGTTCGGCCGCGCCTATGGATTAACAACATCTGAAGTTGCTGGAGCAACCGGAACGAACCGGGCGGCGGGCGGATCTGTTAATCCGAAAAGTTTTGCAGATGCTATTGCCGGGAGTGTAGCTGAATCCGGCATGACTCCGCGTATTTTAGAAGTGATGGAGACCAATAATGCATTGCTACAAACTATGAATACAACGCTCAAGGATGGCAGCTCTAAGCAGATATTGGCGTACCAGACTACACTGGACCGGATCGGTACTGAGAAGGGCATGACGCAGCTCACTGGAGCTTCTGGCGGTAACTTGATCAGCGGGCTGGGTGGTATATTTTCCCCGGAAAACGATAACTGGAAGTGGATGGGGATACGGGCACTCCAGCAGTATAAGCCTGGAGAATACGGAAAGATGGATCTGTTTGATCTGGAACAATCCTATGAAGATGGATTGATGAACACAGATAATATCCCGGCCATGTCCAAGTACATTAAAGGCATTAGTGGTGGCAATGAGGAGCTGACCAAGCGGATCATGCAGCGCTGGCTGACTGACGGGGGCTTTGCAGCAACCAAACGTGAAGCTTCTGAGTTCTATGACGCAACCGATGGGTTAACATCCTTCAGCCCTGAGCAGATTGAATCAATGAAAAATGGATCAATTGATTCCGGCGCAAAGTATGATACAGAACGTATGAATGAAACCGGTCAAGGGTTTCTGGATATCGATGCGCAGTATAAACAGAGCTTGACTGGTCTGGGTGATCAATTAGTTGGAATCGTCAACGAATTAAAAGAAGGTGCAGGCGGCTTTGTCGGTACGCTGGTTGAAGGTTTTAACACGGTCAGTAGTACTGTAAAAGATTTAGAGGAAGGCTTAGGCCAATTTGTAACCGATACATTGCAGCAGCTGGGGGTTAGTGAAGAAACCAGCAACAAAATCGGTGATACCATTGGCAACCTTACTGGATATGTAGCAGAGAATCCCGAGGATGCTATTACAACTGCTGCAGGCGGATATGCCGGATGGAAAATATTCAATAAAGTGAAAAGTTGGTTTAATCCTGCCTCTAAAGGGGGAGCAGCCGCTGCTGCGGGTGAAGCGGCGGCAGGAGCTGGAACAGCAGCCAGTGTAGCCGGTAAAATTCTCGGGCCTGTTGGTGTAATCGGATCAGCTAAATTGGCTGATGAAGCCGGTAGCGGAGTTAGTGACTGGCTTTTCGGTCATCAATCGGGACAACGCAAGAATCCGGGTCTATTTGAAAATCCATTTAAGCAGGAAACATGGCAGGATTCTAGGCAGGGCGCTCTTTCACAAGGATGGAATTGGTTATGGGGTCTGGACAATCATGCGGGTGACTCGGATATTGGTAAAATGCCTAATGAGGTAGCCGATAACGTTGAAGATTTATCCCTGTCCGGCAAAAACAATTTCAAAAGCATGGATCGTACGACTACCGATATGGCTAGTAATGCATCTGGCAAATATGTCTCTATGGAAAAAAGCTCTAAGGATTTAACCGAAAAAGGGACCTGGCTATTCCGGCAGATGTTGTATACGGTCCAAAACAAGATGGCCGACATTTACTCCGAGCATCAGGGGATTAAAGAAATGATCGCCGAGCTGCTGAGTGGAGGAGACAGCACGTTAACGGGCCTGCCTGCTTCACTGGAAGATGGATATAGTATCTCTTCTAAGATTACAGACATGAGCGGAATCAGCGCCTCACAATTAGATGCGAAGCTTGGCGGTGTGCTATCCGGTAAGGGAGCACAATTTGTTAAAGCCGGCTTGCAATACGGAATCGATCCGGCAGCACTTGCTGCTATATCGATGCATGAGACCGGTAATGGTACTTCCCCAGCATCACGCAACCGTAATAATGTCGGTGGTATGATGGGTTCTCATGGTTTGATGAATTTCGATAGTATCGATGATGGCATCCTGGCAATGGCCAAAAATCTTAAAAATAACTATGTCGATCAAGGTATAGATACCATAACAGGAGTGCAGCAGCGTTATGCTCCTGTCGGGGCCAGAAATGATCCAGATAATTTAAATAATAATTGGTCCAAGGGCGTCGTCGATATTGCCAATGGATTGATCGGCGGGATGCCGACTAGCTCCGGCAGCGGTTTTTTTAATAACTGGCAAAGCCGTATTACAAGTAGATTTGGATCCAAAGAAGGATTCCGCAAAAAGGCTCATGGTGGTTTGGATATTAACGGAGAGCAGGGAGACAAGTTGGATGCTCTGACCGGCGGAACAATTTCCTTTATAAAAATGGATGATGGCAGCGCACTTGATGAAGACGGCAAAGCCAATACTCGTGGTGGAGGTACTGAGATCGGCGTAAAAATGGCCGATGGTAGCACTTACTTCTATAGCCATCTATCCAATGTGAACTCTGGTCTCAAGGTTGGTCAAAAAATCAAAACAGGCGACTGGATCGGTAATGTCGGTGGTGATCGGGGAGTGCCTGGCAGCGGCAGCAGCACGACCGGTAGCCATCTACATCTGGGATATATGAATTCATCCGGCAAACTGATGGATCCGGAACAATTGCTGCAGTCTTTAGGAACTGGTGGAGCGGGTGACAGTGACATTGGTTACATGACCAATGCCGGATCAGCTGTATCCACGGTGAAGCATCAATCTGAGATCACGGTTAAGCTCGATGTTACAGGAGAAGGTGCCAAGTCTCTAAATGGTGCTACACATAGCCAATTAGAAAGAATGGTCAGAAGAATTATAGCTGAGGCAGAGCGGCAAAAACTGCGTATGTCTCCTACAAAGGCGGGGTACTCATGATAGAGCGTTACAGCTGGGCTCCTGTAGGCGGCGTAGAGGGCAGCAGGTATGTACCGGTAGTTCGAGTAAGCTTTCATACAGAAAAAGCCTGTTACCAGCTCAAGGGGAAGGCTGAGAACGTAGATGACCCGACCAATCAGATCTTATCGATTGCAACGCAAAAAACGCTTGATGCTCCCGCCGGAACATTCAGCATGAAACTTGCCGGAGATAAATGGTTCCGTTCCCAGCTGATCAAGCCCAATGACCTGGTTGTAATACAAATGGGGTATCAGACAACTAAAGGAGAAGAATCTTCCACAGTCATGGTTGGGCTGGTGGACCGGGTGCGACGAACGCGCGAATTGGATGGAGGAATGGCCACCTCTGTAACGGGCAGAGATTTCGGGAAAATTCTGATCAAGTCCAATTTGAAATTTTATCCGCAGATCGGCGGCAGCGAGGCTAAGTCAGATAAGTTCTTTTTGACCAATGAAGGTTGGGTCACACTCATGAGCTACTTTACGAATGAGAACGTGATGAAAGGGACCCCTGCTGCTGTTCTGGATAATATCATGCGATTTATTTTACCTAAATTAAATACAGTGCAGTGGACCGTATGGGATGAGAAGAAACAAACGCCAGTTGCCAAGAAAGTGAACGTCACTAATATTCTCCGGTACAATTTTGCCAAAGTAGACCTGTTTCTCCCGATGATCCTGACCGCTGATCAGTATGAAGGGTCGCTATGGAACATGATGGAACGTGCATGTGTACAGCCATTCACAGAATTTTTCGTGGATGTACGGAATCCAGATGAAGCATGGAATAAAGGCAGCAAGCCTCGCGTAGTCAACGAGACTATCGAGCAGGCATCTGATGCTGCAAAAGCAAAATTCCCAAAAGGCAAAGGATATTATCCTTATCCGCGCTTCCCATTCGGTAAAGACAATGCAGTGGTTTCACTTTTCCTACGGAATACACCGTTTGATAAAGACGCTTGGGAAAAGCTGTTAGCCCATGAGGTCACAGCAGCAGATGTCATCGAAGAAGATCTATCTTATTCAGACGACGAGCATTACAACCTATTCTGGGCAGGTACAACGATCAATCCACTGGGATTCGATCTCAAAAACGTTGTACCGCCGCTGATTAATGAAGCCAATGTTAGTCGATATGGATTATCACCGCTTGAAGTTCAGGTAGAAGGCTTATCAATTGATCAAGATGATCAGACCAGCACCACGCTGCTGGAAGGAATGAGCGGGCAATATACCAAAAAACTTAAATCCTGGTACGAAAACAATCATCTATTCATGAATGGAGCAGTGACTGTTCGAGGAAAGGGACACTACCGGATCGGTCAGCGCTTACAGGCTTCAGGCATTATGAAAGAATTCTACATTGAATCTGTAAATCAGACATTCAATCTGTATGAAGGCTGGACCACCACGCTGCAGCTTACTCGTGGCAAGGATTATAAAAAGGCAGCTGCACCTGCCGCAAATAAATCTGCTACCAAGACGGCAGCAGCCGGTAAAACCGCCTCTAAAAAGACGGCAGCTGAGGTAAAGGCAGAATTCCATACTGTGAAGAAAGGCGAATCCTTATGGATCATTGCTGCTGCAGCATACGGGAAAGGCGATGCTTGGACAAAGATATGGAATGCAAATAAGGAGATGTTGATTAAGCGAGACCAGCGCAATGTATCCAGTCCGGGACAATATCTCTATGAAGGGCAGGTGCTGAAAATACCATGAAAAATCAAAGTTCTCTGGGAGGGCGTACAACTAACCGTCAGCCGGAATTCGGCGTAAATCGATTGGCAAAAGTGACAAGCGTTAAAGATTATGAGCGTTTTGGACGTATCGAAGTTATATTTCTGGACTACAGCCAACCGGTACCGGTATGGATCATTAACAATATGGACCGGGAACCTGTAGAAGGGGATACAGTGCTGATCGGTTACATGGATAATCGGAAGGATGCGCCTTATATGATCGGCTTCCAGCGCAATGGCAGCTATAGCAGCAACTTCATTACAGTAGCCAGGGATAAAATCAGGGTACAGTTACCGGTATTTGATATCGGAGTGAAGGGCGGGCTGGCTCACCAGGACGTACAGGGTAATCTGCTGGACGAAAGCAAGCTGCCGATGCGTGCGTATGTAGAGTTATCTGCTGATCAGGCAGTTGTACATTATCCTGCGGATAAAAAGGGTGCTGCATCATCGATAACGATGACTGCCACGGATACAACCATCCAATATGGGACTGGGCATATCAAGATTTCTGAGGCTGGTTTTGAATTTTTCCATCCTACCGGCTCTGCATTATTTAAGCTACCACAGGGTGAAATGAAAGTAGAAAAAGGGTGAGGAGATGGCAGCAGTCAAGAAGGCATTAGTCAAAAATCGAACCCGCGACATTAAGAAGTTTTATCGTATGACTTTTGAAATACGCAAAACAACCCCGGCGGGTAATTCCGGGTCTCTTGTGCTGCATACACTTCTGGTGAATCCTAGCGAGTTTGCGCAGGAAGAGGCCGGGCGAGGCAACGTTACACAGACTCTCGGTGGCGCATATGTACAAGATTTCGGTATCGGGTTACCCAGTGTCACGATTTCAGGAACGACCGGTTACAGCACACGTACCAGCGCCGAGGGTAAGAAATTGGATGGTTACGAAGAACTTATTAATTTCCGTGCTCGTGTCTATCGAAAGTTCCTACAGGCGAATGACCCGCAGCACTCGATGTACTGGTATAACTGGGAAGATGATGAGCATTATGAAATACAGCCGCAGGACTTCCGCGTACAGCGCAGTAAATCAGAGCCAACCTTATACCGTTACGAATTACGGTTCATCTGTTTGCGGAGACTGGCGAAAACTCGGAAGGAAGCTGCTTCAGATTATCTGCAAAGAAACCCCTCTACAAAGAAAGTGGCTGGCAAACTGGCTGACAATATATCCAATATTGGTGAGTTTATGAAAAAAGCCACGAGGAGGTAACGATGGATGACACATACTACCTGCCGAATACGGAGCCAAGCTTTATCAATTACCCGGTATTGAGGGATGAACAGGCAAACATTGAAGCGATCGTCACCTATGCTGAACGCGCCTATTCTGCCCTATATGATTACAATGAGGCTATTTATGATCGAGTAGATATTAATACCGATGAGTTGGAACAGTATATTGATTTGTGCCGGCGGACTTGTAATGCCCTCGGCACATCTGATCGGGTACCCCATGATGTATTAATTGAGCTGCGGTCCATATTGGCTGAGTTATACAAATTACGGCAGCTTGCCGCTGATACTGAAATTATCGGGGAACCGGATGAAATAGAAGAGGATGAAGGCATATGATTGAACATGTCCTAAACGATGCAGATACGATACAAGGGTTATCTGTTCTTTATAATGTACCCTGGCAAGATATCGCAGAGTACAACAATCTGGAGTACCCGTATACCATGACCAGCCGCCAGGCCTATTTTGAACTGTATGCAGGTGGCTATGTACGATTTATGCGTACTCAAGCAGATAGCGAGTTGACGATAGCTGCAGGATCTCAATTTAAAACAGAAATAGATGCACAAGGTATTCAAAAAGTATACGAATTAACAGAAGATGCAACCCTGGCTGCCGGAACAGCTGAGGGTTATTTTTATGTTCGTTCCATGGTTCCGGGAAGTTTCGGTAATACTATTGCAGGCAGCATCATTATTGTTGGTGAAATCAAAACAAACTCAATCTACTCTAATCCAGTTACTGTTACCAATCCGCAGCCGATCACCAGCGGCAAAGATGCTCGGGTAAGGCTTACTGGTCAGACTATTTACATTGATGATACGAATCAGACTACTCGGCAGCCCAGTAGCAGTTATATCGAAGAACTGGGTGGAGTAGACCTGGTAGCTGCTGTAGACAACGATATTACCTATGACGGGGCAGGAGATTGGGGAGTTGTTGTAGGAGCTGAGAACATCCAGCAGGCAGCCAACCATCGCCTGACTACTCGGCGCGGTAGTATTACCCAGCATCCGACGTATGGCAGCAGGCTGCACGAACTGATCGGACTTGCGCAGGCACCCTATATAAATAAATTGATTGAGCTGGATGTCATCGAAACGTTACTGGATGACGAGCGGATCGATACTGTAACTGTAAATGCTATTGAAGTAGATATGACAGCAATCCGGGTAGATATTAGCTTCACGGCAGCCGGGACAGAATCACAGACAATAGCATCAGTGTCCGCTTAGAAAGGAGGGATAATATTGGCTTTTGAACGCAAGTCTATGGAATCATTGGTTCAGGATATGGTCGATTGGTCACGGGGAGTGTCTTCCAAAATCACAGACTACCGGATCGGATCTCGGGCAAGAACATTCCTGGAGTCTCCAGCAAAAGAAATTGAAGAGCTGTATGACAAGGTTTATCGCCATATCCGCAAGCTGATCGCTGAAAGCATATATACAGTCATGGCATTTCCAAAGCTGCAGGCGGTATCTGCGACTGGACAAGTCGTATTCAGCCGCACCACGGCAGCTGACGATAATTACCTCATTCCGGCAGGTACACTGGTAAAAACTAAAGCAACGGCCGCATTAGCTCCGGTAACGTTCAGGACGATCAGCGATGCTGTGCTGCCGATCGGCGAAAAAACAGTCATCGTATCCGTAGTAAGCACGGTACCAGGAACAGATGGAAATGTAGAGGTTGGCAGCATTTCAGATTTTGTATCTAAGCCAGCCGGGATTGATGCGGTGACTAACCTGGCAGCATTTACAACGGGTAAAGCCGAAGAAACATTGGACGAGCAGAAGAACCGCTTCCAGAAGTTTATTGCCTCTTTAAGTCGTGGAACATTACCAGCTATTGAATATGGTTCCACTACAGCGCAGCTGATTGATACGAATGGGACTATCATTGAACGGGTTGTTGAAGCGAAAGCTTTTGAAGATTTAATCAATCGTAAAGGTGAAGTGGATTGTTACGTATGGAACGGAACCGGCACGGCATCAAGCGAATTACTAGCTGCTGTAGCCACAACGCTGAAAGGATATTATCAGAATGGCAAACCGGTATATGGCTATAAGCCGGCAGGCATATTGGTCAACCTGTATTCGGCAAAAGTAAAACCTGTCAAAATGCGTTTGAGATTAGCATTGATCGATGGCGCTTCATTAGTAGACACTCAGGTACTTATCAACCGTGAAGTTTCTGATTTTTTCTCTTCTCTTACTCAAGGGAAAGAATTGGTACAAACAGAACTGGAGTCTCGGATCAAGCAGCTTGGAAGTATATATGATATTAAAATTGAGCTATCCACAGATGATGGTAAAACATGGACCTATGACAATCTGCAGGCAGCCGATACAGAGATTTTAACTCCTGTGTTCCCGCTGCTGTATGTATAGGAGGTCCATATGAATCTATTACGTAAACTGCTGGATAACCTGGGAGACAAGTGGAACAAATCAGCTAAGGAATTCCCATTTTTATCGATCAAGAAGGGCAACGGGCTGCACAGCATGATCACGATAGATTTGGGCGTGATCTATTTTCATAGTGCGCCCTATCGACCGGGATTACCGGGCAAACAGTCTATTGTAATGAAAGGACTGGATGCAGACGACCTTTTACGCTTAATTCGAAGTATGGGATATGAAGTGGAATATTCACCTGAACACGATGATTACCCGGATACTGGAATCCTTGCCCTGTTGGAAGTGAAAGACCAGCCACTGGATACTGTGCTATATGCTTTCACCAGTGGAACATGGCAATTGCTCTATCCGATCTACCGAGCACTGAGGCAAGCCAATATGGATATTGATGAAGCGCTATCACAATTAAATCGGGATATGGCAAAAGGAGACTGGCTGGATTACTGGGCCAGTTTTTTTGCGATCCAACGGAATCCCGGGGAAACAGATAATAATTTTATTCGCCGATTCACGATGTGGCTGTTTAATCCCAAAACTAACAATATCGCATTGAAAGAACTGCTATCTTACCGGTTACAGGATACCAATATTGAAGTACGTGATAAAGCTCCAGCGGAGTTTGAGTTAACAGTCGATACAAAATACATCGAAGATTCTTCGGATTTGCACGAGATTCTGTTGGAAGCTAAAGGAGCCGGCATCCGTTATTTTTTAAACTATATATCCCCAGGATTTGCTGAGGATTATAGAGCACATTTTCAGAATATACGAGGTCAAAATTTTTCTGAATCTGATGAGTTGTCCGGATCGATAAAAGCCATATTTAAAGAGACAATACAAAAACCAACCGAGAGCTTCTCTGCTGAAGCTACTTACCAAGAAATATATAGGCTGCCGTCAGCGAGCTTTGACGGATCATTCCGATTATCAATCAGTCAACTGGGCGCGGGAAGACTTGGCGATGAATATACAGCCTATCAAGATGTAGTAACGATATCACTTATTAAAGATGGACAGACCATATACGAGAATGAATATTAGGAGAGATATTATGAACATGCACAATGAGGATTTCCCGCTGCCAGTTGGATTAGTCAGCGTAATTTTGCATAAAGGGCCGCTGGCAGATGGTCAGATCATTGAAGAATTTCACATCAAAAATCTGATCGTTGCCAATGCATCAAGATTCATGGCGAAGCGTATGCGTCCTGGAGCAAACTGGGGGGCCGGTATTACTCATCTTGAAGTAGGAACCGGCGTTGGAGATGGAACACAGGCGAGTCCTCAAGCCGCAAGTTTATCACAGACGGTTTTGCGTTCCCCTCTTGCGCGCAAGGCAATCACTTCATGGACCTATTTGGATTCGAATGGGCAAGCAACATCCGCAGAAAGTAATATTCTGCAGCTGACTACAACCTTTCTGGAAAATGAAGCGAATGGAGCGGTCGTTGAAATGGGGATGTTTGGCGGCGATGCATCCAATACATTAGGATCTGGCTATATGTTCAATTACAAAACAGTGCCGGTGATTAATAAGACCAGTGAGTACCAGCTGACATTTGCTTGGCGACTCACATTTTAAGAAAGGAGGAATTTAATTGGTGTATCAACCTAAAACGAATTGGCAAAAAGGTGAAGTTCTTGAAGCGAGCGACGTTAACCGAGTGGAGCAAGGGTTAGGCGATATTTATAACCGTCTTGATAAAGCTGTTACTGTTGATTTAACGCTAGCAGCAGGCACTTCTACTATTGTCACGTCTCGCGATGTTCCTTTCAATGTGCTAAACCTAACCGGCCGCATGCTGCTCAACCTGCTGGGGCGATCGGGTAACTTCGATAATCTGCTGGGTTGGAATTTGACCGGCGGATCTGGAACCATCAATACGACGCAGGCTGCTTACGGAACGAGTGCGCTGCTGTTTACTTTGTCCGCCACGTCTGGACGGATTACCCGGACGGTACCGACTACACCAGGCAGCAGGTACCTGATTGCTGCCGAGATTCGGAATGGTACAGCCACAAGTGCTAACCTGTTTGTATCGGGCGGTCCTACTGGCGCGGTGGTATCTACCAATACGCAGTACCAGCTATCCTATGGGCTGTACACTGCTGCTGGATCTTCAATGGATATTGGAATTGGTATACTCGGCACCAGTGGTCAGACCGTTTATATTGATGGATTCCGAGTGTACGAGTTGTCTACTGCGGATTATACAGCTGCCAGCAAAATGGATCGTACGGGCATCGCGGCCTGGTATCCATACACGGAAGGTCTGGCCGGGGTGCGAAATCCGTATGCGATTCGCTGGACCAGTGTAGCCAAAACAGAGGTTTCCGCTCTTATGGCTTTTGATACAGAGTTACTGGCTCCGCCTGTGGTAGCTGCTGAATCAGATCGGGATACATTGTCCGCAGGAGCCGACGGGCAGTATTACAAAAATACAGTCTGGCGTAAACGCGCATTGTCTGGCGAACTGAATTGGGTAATCAGTGCCAGCCTGGCCGGCTTTAAGGAAATCAAGATTGTCGGGTATGAATCCTATTCACCATCTACAGTCATTCCAATAAAATTTGATGGCACGATTATGCAAAATGCCGTGTCGAATAAAGCAGATGTAGCTTCCTTTGATGGAGCAGGCAACCTGTACTTAACCATTTCATCAGCTGATAGCGGCTGGGCGGATGGATATTCCCCGACCATAGATGAATTCAAAGCCTACATGTATGGTTGGAAAATGTATGACGCATCCACCAATGCTGCTGATGGCCTGGGAGTGTATTCCCGGACAGACGGATTGAATAAGCGGTGGACCCCGCTTGCCAGTTTCAACGGGATAGATTACAGCGGGAACGTCTCTTCGGTACCTTCTGCAAGACCTGAAAATTTAATTACAGGTGGGTACCGTGTGTCTCGACCGGTCACAGATTATATGCTGATGTACCGCCGTCCCGCTTCCGGATCTGACCCAGTGCCTACCGAAGGTGCAATGAATCTGATTCAGGGCGACAATGTGATTGAAGTAGGCAGCGGCATCGTGCTGCGTGAACGAGTAACGCCGTTCCGGGATAATACCTCATGGAATATTAATAATGGATCACCTTCCAGTTCTGGGTATGAATACAGCACATCATTAACCAAGCAGCGTGTGGACCGATTTATAGCTATCTACAAAGACAATCGACCAGATAAGTGGGCATTATACCCGAATACGATTACTACAGCAGGAGCCTTAGCGCAACAATCGTATATTAATTATGATTCCAATTCTTCTTATTCAGTCATGTACATTCCGATGGATCGGTATCCAGTAAGTGCTGTTGCAGGTAACTACCCGATGAATGAACGAGCGATTATGGACGAGTTCTCTAAAGATATACAGCAGCTTACTCAGCGAATCTCGGTAACTGAAAACAAAAAAGCGGAGAAAGATGTTCCGCAATGGATTACACCTACTACTTTGAATTCTTGGACCGTAGGGCTGGGGTTTGGTTATCGGATTGAAGGTAACCGGATCTACTTCCGCGGCTTACTACAAAGCGGTGTGACAGCTTCACAAACATTGTTGTTCACCATTCCGGAAAAATTTAGAACTCCGCGATCTCTTACCGCATCGCTGGGTACCTATAACGGGTCGTCTGGACAAACCGTTGCTATCGACTTTTTTAGTGACGGACGTGTACGACTGGCTGTTGCCAGCGCCTTGACAGCTATTTCTTTCGAAGGATTTAGTTATCCACTCAATTAAGGAGGTCTTATTGTGAAATCAATTCCGTTTGTTAACAGTAAGGGATTTTATATAGAAGACAAACTAACTAATGATGATCAATATTTTGGTATTCGTTCATATCCCGTGTCTGCCGAAGAAGGCGCAGAAATCGGCTTTATTGTTGGGGTTCCGGCAATGCCTGGTTTGTACACACCGAGATTAAATATAGATAAGATTAAAAAAATGTTTGGGAATGATCCGGAAAAATGGACGATGAATTTTACAGAAAATGATGCCAACTGGTTGTGGGTAGAAGGTGCAACAGAAGAAGAAATTAAAGATATGAATCCTACCCCGGAACTTACGGAACTGGAAAAGTTCAAACATGATATGGCGGAGCAGATTGCCGCTTTATGGGATTTTAATTTATCGGGAGGTGCATAAGTATGCCATTACCGACAGCTGCTTTACACGCCTACTGTATTACAATCTTCGAGACAGGATCTCGTACACTATCACAGTTTCAGCCCGCTTGGCAGGAAGAACTTAAAGTACATGCAGTCAAAGTCGAGAATTACCCAGTGGAAGTTTATGATAAGACCCTACTGGCTGAACGTATCACTCAGGTACAATATGACCAGCTGGTTGCAATGATGCCACCACCTACCCCTGCCCCAATAGATGAAGTTAAAAATGATGCTGATTCTGGAGAGGGAGGTGATAGCCTTAATAATAATGAAAACTCAACGCCGTGAAGGCGTATTTTTTTTGGACTTAATCATACAACAAAGGAGCGACGCGGCGCATGATATTCAAAGAGATTGTCGTCACGTCCGCAGTTGATCAGTTCAGCCTGGAAACCGTGGACAAGATCGGTGCGCTAATGGAGCGTTACGGTTTTGCTGTCATTACAGCGCTATTTCTGTTTTTTGTGCTGTATAAAGTGATCTTTGATTACATTAGAGAACTCAAAGACGCAGTGGCACGAGCAGAAGCCGGACGGGAACGGGCAGAGGTTGAGCGGGACGAAGCACAAAGCGCATTTCAAGCATTGGTGAACGATATTAACGCCGAACGGAAAGAAGTCCTTGAGTCTCTGACCGGTATGGTCAGCAAGATAAAAAAGGATACCGACGATCGGGGAGGGTAAAGCATGTTTCGTAAATTGTTAAAGCGGTTCGTTCCAAAAGTGCCAGAACCGCACGAAATATCAAAAAAACCGGAGATTGAGAAGGTCAAAAGCCGGGCGAAGGTCGTGCGCATTGCTTATCAAGATGCGTCAGAAAAATTAAAAAGAGAAATTGAGAAGAACGGATTTGCTCCGTATCTGATCTATGAGCACAAAAAGGGGGAGCATCAACGTGACACTTAATGACGTATGGCTGTTGCTGCTGTATGCAGTGTCTGAGTTTTGCGTAGTTTACATGATTATTAAATTTTATCCATACTTTCGAGAACGGTTCGCAGCCGGAGCGATCAATCAATTTATGCTGGCTATGCTTGGTTTTATGGTTGCATACGGAATCAAGATGGCAACGGCTTTTCTTATCCGAATCAGCTATATTATGCAGCCGGGCGATAGTCCCATCGATCATGCCTTACAGACGTACACCTGGACGGCAGCTCAATGCCTGACAACTGCATCATTGATCATACTGGCGATTTTGACACATAAAAAACGTTTTGATGTCTGGTTTTATCTGCGTCGTCAAGATCGCAAATAAAAATAATATAGAAAGAAGGTAGTAACAATGCAAAATCGTAAAACAGGAAATGCTCAAGGGATCGATGTATCTCGCTGGCAGGGGAATATCAATTGGGGGGACGTTGCGAAAAGCGGCGTCTCTTTTGCTTTTATAAAGGCTACACAGAACAAAATAGACTCGATGTTTATTCAGAATATTATGGCAGCCCGTGCAGCAGGTCTGCTGGTAGGCGCCTATCATTACCTCGATGAGTCGGTCACCAATCCGGCGCAGGCGCGGGCGGCAGCTGGGAAGTTCTATACAGCAATTATGGCAGGCGGCGGGGTGGATCTGCCGCCGGTACTGGACTATGAGCATAAGTCTGGTTCGGTCAGTCCGGCAGCTGCTTCTGCAATCGCGCTTGCCTTCCTGCAGGAGATTGAGCGGCTGACGGGCAAACGTCCGATGCTATATACCTATCCGTCCTTCATCGGCAATTTCAGCAACCTGCAGCAGTATCCGCTATGGATTGCTCGCTACAGTGCCAGCAGAGTGCCAGAGGATGCGCAGGGTTGGCGCAGCTGGGAGTTCTGGCAGTACAGCGACGGAACAGACGGCGGCACACTGCCGGGCGGTAGCCGCAAGGTGAAGGGCATTTCCGGACCTGTGGATCTAAACGAGTTTAACGGTACCGTCGATCAGCTTCAGGCAAAGTATGGGAAGCAGCCAGCAGCAGCCGTAGAGATGGAGCCAGCCGAAAAGAAAATACGGGTTGTGTATGAGGATGTGGTCGGCACTGGCTATCTGATCGGTGATACGACCTATGTATCTATCACTGCCCTGGCTGATGTGTTCCGGTTCGCTGTCGGATTTAACAACAAGAATAAGGCGGCTATCATCAATGGCCGGGAGCTACAGGACACGCAGCTGATCGGCGGCAAGTCTTATGTGCAGGTTCGTCCGCTGGTCAAAGCATTCGGCGGCGTATTGATATGGGATAATGAAGCCAAAAAATTGACTGTGAAGAAAGGTTGATGAACATGGATAAAATGCAATTGGTTCTGGCATTTGCTTCAACACTTTCGGTAATTATTTTAGCTCTGGTACAACTGGTTAAAAGTACTGTCCCTATTCCTAAAAATATTGTACCAGTAATCGGAGTAGTTGTTGGCTTGTTGATCGGATGGGCAGCAGCTCCATTCACAGATCTTGAACTAGTATTGCGCTTATGGTCTGGTGGTCTGGCGGGATTATCTGCTACAGGATTGTTCGAACTTGCACTTAGTAACCGACAAGGTACAACTAAGGAATAATCAATACTATAATTTCAAGCCCTCTGTAGCTAATGCTGATAGAGGGCTTGAAATTTTAAAATAGAATCTGTAGTTAATTTACATACATAAAGGTAAATCGAATCCCACTTGACAGAAATAGAAAAAAAGATAAAATAGTTTACAAGTGGATAGATCAAATGAGGTGATAAAATGCGATATGTTAATGAAAAAGAATTTGTCGATTCTGAATTCCCCTTAAAAGTCCGTTCCCAAATTACGTCTGCTATTTATATGGGATACGACATGGTTACACAATTAGTTAAAGATAACCACTGGCTTCAGTCTGTCTATGGTAAGAATACTTATGGTATTTTAAGAAATGCTGCAGTATCTTTTTGTATTGATAGAAAAATAGCTGAACATGGATTAGATATTTCTTCAAAATCCGTAACTAATAGTAGAAGGAATTTTAACTATATACAATTATTAACTGGTAATTCTATTATAAATATATCACAAGTGAAATCGCCTAATGCAGTACCTAGGTATGCAGATTTCAGGTACGAAAATAGTTTAGTGAATGGTCAAGTAGAGTTGCATATCGAAAAAGATGTTGCCCAAATTCTGAAAAAACTTAGAACCAATGAAGTAAATTATATGATTCTGACTCATGGTTGTTTTAATAATGTACCTGCTTTTGTACATATTGGAATACCAACAGTCGGGGCAGATAGCTGGCGCTACCAATATAATCTTTTAAGAGATCCTTACGTCATTGAGAAAAATGACGAAGAACACATCAAGTCAGTATTACCAACTTTTAAAGAGCAGTTAGTTAAGGGAGTGTTTGGAGATGGGGAGAAACTTTAAAGCACAAAATACTTCAGTTCCCATACCTGGACGAATTAGGAATGCTAGAATGGCCAGAGGAATGACTATTACAGATCTAGCAGAGCAATTATTTATTACAAAACAAGCATTGTCTCAATATGAATTAGGTCACAGTTCTCCAAGTGGAGAAGTGTTTATGAAAATTGTTAATACATTGAAATTTCCAACGAGTTATTTCTTTAAACCATTACCATCCAATAGACCAAAAGGAACTGTTTTTTATAGAAGCCTAAAATCAACAGCTCAAAGATCGAGAGATATCCAAGTTGCGAGATTGGATATGCAAGAGGACATTTTCAATTTTACAGAGAATTACTTGGATTTCCCTGGTGTTAACTTACCTGATTTTGAAAATGTAAAATTAGATAACCTTCAAGTTGACGATATTGAGCTGATGGCTACTAAATTAAGAGAGCATTGGGGATTAGGGAATGGACCGATTAATAATATTACGGCTTTACTAGAAAATAATGGATTCATAATCTCGAAATTTAAATTCAATGATCATAATGTAGATGCTTACTCACAATGGAGAGAGGGAAGACCTTTTATTGTTGTAGGGACTGATAAAGAAGCTTCAGGAAGAATGCGATTTAACTTAATGCACGAAGTTGGTCATCTAATAATGCATAAATGGGTGACTCCTTTGGACTTAAAAGAAAAGTTAATGCTTATTGAGAACGAAGCGCATCGATTTTCTTCAGCCTTTTTATTACCGAGGGAATCTTTCTCACGTGAAATAATGTCTACATCTTTGAATCATTTTACAGAATTGAAAAAAAGATGGAATATTTCAATACAAGCAATGATTAAACGTTGTGAAGATTTAGATTTACTTTCCGAGAATCAAGTTCTTTATTTACGTAAACAGTTATCAGCTAGAAGAATGAATAAAAAAGAACCGCTTGATGATGTGATACCACTTGAGGAACCCAATCTTCTCAAGCAAGCTATGATAATGTTAACAGAACATGGAATAATAAAGCCTAGTACCCTAAGTGAGGAACTATGTTTACCACAACAAGATGTAGAAGAGTTAAGCTCTTTACCTCCGGGCTTTTTCTCACCTTCTGGTAAAGTGATTCAATTAAATTTCAAGTGAAAGTAGGCGGAGTATGGATAATGAAATTATGCCTTCAAATAACAGAACTGGTTATTCTCCTGCAAACACTAATTTATCAAATTTTGAAATTTATTTAAGAGATTTAGGATTGCCTGCAGATAATGTAATAGCCGAATCAAATGAAAGAGAGCAAATTATGCAATCTTTTCCTTATTTAGTTGGCTCATTAAAGCCGGAAGTTAAAGCAGAAGCAAGATACTTATCTAAATTTATAGCTGCGTCTGCAATAGGATTATTCGATGCAGCCTTAAATTATATATGGAACGAAGTTATCACTAGTCTAAGACAAAAAATTATTGTATATGGATTAGATCTTTTTTTTGATGCAGCAGTTGGTCAGCGGAACAGGGATCAGTTTAGTGAAGAAGCGGATTTAGCAGGCATTAAAGATAAAGTTCTTTTAGATAATTGCCGCAAACTAGAATTAATTGGTGATTTATTGCATAAAAAACTATCTCATGTTTTAACTATGAGAAATGATATCGGTTCATCGCATCCTAATACGTATTCAATCAATTCATTCGAGTTACTTGGATGGCTTAAAACTTGTGTTGATGAAGTAATTGAAGTTTCTCCTTCGAAAGCAGCGATGACTGTTAGAAGCATTGTTGACAATATTAAAAAAAGTAGCAATGAATTAAGACCTGATTTAATAGCAACTTTTGAAAGCAGTATTGCCGATCTTTCAACAAAAATGACGGGGAATTTGTTAACAACAGTTTTTAGTCTTTTTACTGGTGAAGCTACTCAAAAAGTCGTACAAGAAAACATTCTAAAAATAGCACCTGCATTGTGGATGCATTCTACTGATTCAGTAAAATATGAGCTTGGCGAAAAAATAGATGTTTATAAAACCAAGTTAGACACTGAAAGAGTAACTTTAGCTGAAAGGTTTTTTGATGAATGTGGAGGTAATCGCTATTTCACTGCTTCTACTAAGTTTATTAATATTACAACTCTCTGTGATGATTTATATAGCGCACATGTTGGGTGGGACAATTTTTATTATGAACCTAACTATGCAAGAGAATTGATGAAAATAATAGGGAAATCAGACGATATTCCTAAAGAGAGAGAAGAGAAATTAATAAAAACTATTCTTTCCTGTAGGTTAGGAAACGGAGTATCTTATTGCGAAGGCGTTTCTCCTGGAGCAAAAAAATACTATGATCAGTTTTTTTCCATTTTAGATAGTAATCAAATCAAATTACTACTGTCTTATTTAGTTGATGATAGCATTAGAGTTTCATTATCAGGCGAGAGAAGAAGTAGGCATATGAAAAGTATTCTGCAGATAATCAGAACTCCTTTAAATTCTGAAAGAGTGAACGAGGCTATCGACTATCTGTTGGCTTTTAGTAACGATTTATACAATGCTCCTTTAACAAAAGGGTATAAAGAAATCATTAGCAATTTTTAAATATAAAACGCAAATTAGGGTTATTTACTTCGCTAAAAAACCTAGTTTGCGTTTTATATTATCAAATCATAATTGTATAGAGAAATAAAGTGGAAAGACCAATATACAAAGAATTAAAAACAGATATGGAATTACTAGCAGCTGCACTGTCCCAGGTACGTGTTAGAGTAGAAACAGAATCAGAACTTGGAGTAGATATTATTGTGGACTATGGTGGACCTGTTAGGATCTACACGCCGGAATTCGTTAAAATACAAGATACTTATTACTCTAGAGCTATACATACATTTAAAGCAACAAAGGCGTAGTATTTTTACCGCTAAAAAGCACAAAAAAATAATAAAAGGCTCTGCCTGTTATGACAGAGCCTTTTATTATTATATAGTCTACATATATGATACTAATTTATTCTTTTGTAACACGTTACATTCGTATATAATTGAAATAGGTGGAACTGGTAATCTAATTACCAGTTCCAGTCATCATTGCAGACTCTAAAGTGCCTCAATCACTTTAGGGTCTTTTACTTTTGTAGTTCATAAATGCAGTGGTTAGATTTAACCCCGCTGATATGACATTTAGAACTACAGCCAATTCAAAGAGCAATGAAATCACCTCCTTTGTTTTGGCATAATCTAATTATAGTGCAAAAATAATATTTGGGAACTAGCCTTTTCACCAAATAGGCTTATTCATGTCCAGAATTTCAGGAAATCACTTTATTTTTGATTTTCTGATTTATTTATTTTAAAAATATTTGTTTATGGACAAAGTACTATTGAGAAAAGAGTTGAGATATAGAATAGAATTATGTAAGCATATATTTCAGTTAAAATAATATACAATACTAATAAACTCTAGTTAGCTTATAAAGCTTGTTAGTATTGTATATTAGATAAGAAATCAATCTTTTTGCTTTTCGGATTTTTCTTTAAGTTTGTAAGCTTCTTTTACACAGAAGTGTATACTAGATAACCATGAATATTTAGACCATATAAATGCAATAAACAATACAAAAAAAATGAAAATAGGTAAAATACTCACAAGGTACATCGTATAAATGCCACCTATTACATCGCTATAAGCTTTGTTTTGTTCTTTTAAAATATTATCGTATATTCCCATTTGCGCTTTGTAAAAAAATCCAGAGTGTTCAAACCAAGGTATGTTTTTTAAAAGTTCAATTTTAGCTTTTACTTTTAGCATAATTATTTCATGTGTCCAATCAATTTGCTTCATAGATTGTTGTAAATAGAAAGCAAGTACTCCTAATATAGTACTTAAAAAGAATATGGCTGAGGATACAATCAAACTTATTTGTTTCATAGATTCGTATTGTGCTTCAATTCCAGAATGTATACTTCCTAAATTTTCAAAAGATTCTTCTTGGATTAATTTCTGCTTCAATGTGATATCTTGTGATCTAGAAATTGCACCCATAGAAAGTTTAAAACGTCCTTTTTTAACATTGTAATTCTTTATCAGATATTCGGTGACCGATTCGTGCCTTGAACTTCTCTTCATTTTGTTAATTCCTCTCTAATCAATAAATTGAAACTGGATGTTTCATATAATACAAAGGGCTCCGCCAATTATGGCAGAGCGTGTAATTTATTCCTGTCGTTACTAAGATAACAGCCCCATATTTTTAATGGAGTGCACTTTTACAAATTCCGTAAACCATTATTACAACAAATTTACATTCAGTAAATTTTATTTACTATTAATAGATCCAAATTGTTCTTGAAGCTGTTTAACTTGCTTCTTTAACTGCGATTGTCGTTCAGTCAAACCGATTAAAAGAAGAACAAGTCCTACATAAATACCCCAATTAAAAAAGTCTTTTGGGCCATCTATGCTTATGTTGTATAGTAATCCTGCAATAATTAAAAACCATCCTATGTAAATCATATTCAGCATCAACCTTTCATTAGTATATAAAGTTTATTATATCGGAAAATAGTGGAAAAGTTTCAGAATATTTATAACTGATGTTTTATTACCTAAAAGTATATTTTTTGTGGTAGATAAGTAGCAAGATACCGTATACTTTATATATTAACTATAGGACGGTGTATGGTGGATAAGGCCCTTTATATTATATTGAGTATCTTTGATGCAGCAGCCATGATCATTCTTATGTTTAAGCTGTATCGGCTGCCCATAATGATGTATGCAAAAAGAATTTCTGTATTAGCGCTAATTATAACTTTATCTTCTTATTTTTTTAGAGTGGAAATTAGCATTGCTTACTTGGATCTACCAATTCAATATCTGATATTCGTTTTATTTTTAAGGTACGTTATAAGAATGAAATTCCATTATTCTGCATTCGTAGCTGCAGCAGGGATGCTTGGATTCTTTAACATTCAATTATTGATATATTATTTCTTTGATGCATCTGGAGCATTGGATAGTAGCATTGTAAAAGAGATTAGTGGTATGGCAGTATACGCGGTTCAAGTTAGCACAGAAGTTGCTATCTTTCTGCTGTCCTTTATACTCTGGAAATTCAATTTAGGGTTCTCATTTATAATAATTCCGCCGCATGATTTTTCAGATAAAGAAGACTTTACATCTAGACAAAATATTGAAATGATCAGCAGCACATTAATATCAGTTATAACTATTTTTGCAGCCATTATATTTCTGAATTACGGGTATATGTTCCCGTTAATTTTGTTGGCGATCATTAGCTTCGGGCTTTCATATTATTTCTCCAGAAAAGGTGATATGCAATGGTGATTGAAAGCATATCTTTGTTTCTAAGCAAGCGATTAAAAATGCTTGATCCTGATCATCCAGCCGATCAAGAAGTCCTACGTTGGCAAATAAACATTTATCTAAATTACCTGGGCACGTTAATCCTTGTAATAGTTTGCAGTCTTTTTACAGGCAAAATTATAGAATCGCTGTTATCCATGTTTATATTTATAGTCATTAGAAAGTTCTCAGGTGGCGTACATTTACGTTCGATCACAGCATGTACTCTGCTATCTGCTTTAATATTCTGCGTGATACCGTTAATTAAAGTTGATCATATCGGGATTTTTAACATCATAGCAGGAACTATCTTTCTTTTTTATGGACCATCATTTAAAGATGAGGTCACAATAAAAAGTCGATTTTCTAACTTGCAATTAAAACTTATTTGTATAGCTATAGTTTCTAGTAATTTCATTATAGATTCTCCAGTACTGGCATTAACTTTCTTGTCTCAGGCAATTTTTGTTTTACCAATATGGGGAAAATGAAGGGAGGTGAACCTATCATGAAGAAAAGCATTGCTCGTCATATCATGAATGTACTTGTAAAAAACAGCGGAAAATCCGCAGCTAAACGTAAAGGGCTAATTGGAGCAGAGAAACTCCCTGCTGCTTTAAAGAAAGGTAAGTGATTTATGGATTTACTTGGAGTAAAACTAATCGAAGATAAAAAAGTCGGAGATTTTGAAAATTTTAATATTAAAGAAGTATTTAAAATTGATACTTATAATAATGGCGGCCATAGTGTACCTCGCTATCATACGCGTAAGGGCGTTTATGTTGGGATCAGTACCTTAGCAGAATGTAAGAAAGCATTTGATTTCATCCAACTTGATAATGGTACGCTGGCAGATGGAAAGCAAATAAGCCATGTTTCGGACAATGGTTGGTCTTTGATAGCGCATTTTTATAACACAGATATAACAGCCAATATCGCCAGATCAAAAAAGAAAATGATTGAGCATTTAATAAGCGGATTATCGGAGGCATAATGCCTCCCTTTTTTATGCATAATTTTACATTGTAGTCAAGAAAAATCGAATGCTTTCGATTCTCACGCTGTGCATACATTCTTCGACAAATTTCCTGTTTATGTAATTCGTGTTTTATATTAGACTAAATTGGTAAGTTGTTGAATTGAGAATCATTTAATTAGCAAAGCAGATCGATACATAGTAAGTGTTTGCGTATATTTTACGATTAGTACTCATACGTTCTAAAGTCGTTCAGGGGAGCTGCGGTCACACCCGCAGTACTCACTCCAGTTCCCATTCATAAAGCTCGTCCATACCGACTTCCAATATTAAGGAAGCGACATACATGGCTTCGACACTCATTTTTCTTTCATCTCGACAATAGAAAGAGATCATTCGCTGCGACCAACCAGATCGCCGAGCGAATTCAGTTTGTGTCATTTTACGAACCTTTAATATGGAGCGGAGCAAGCATCTCCCTCTGGAGACTTTATACACTTGAATAGCTCCTTCTGCGCAGAAAGGAAGGTATCAGCCCATGACGATTATAACATTCGATGTATAAGCGGTAAACGAGAACAATAAACGAACTATACACATAAAATTACAATTAAAAGGAGAACATACTTAATGGATATTATTTATGAGTGGATAGCACCGAAATTAGAGCAACGAGCATGGGAGGCTGTACTTGTAGCAGAAAGAGAGAACGAGAGTAATATATTAGAATTTTCGGCGCAGCTGCAAAAAATAAAAGACCTTTTAGCAGAGGAACATACAGAGGAGCTGAATAAGCTAGAAGGAATATTTTTAGAGAAGAACGTTGCAGCTAAAAAGGCTTATAAAATGGGCTTTGAAGATGCGCTGCAATTAAAGGTTTCACTATAA